AAGGTACCCTAACGATGCAGGTCCGGCAAGTACAACGCAAAAAGGCCCCGAAGGGCCAATGGTCAAAAGCTATCACGCGTCACCCGCCCATAGACTTGTGCCGCTGATAGGAGACTTCCGAGTCCTTGCGCCACGGGTGATCCCGCTTCGAAGGCCTGTAACGGTTAAACACGACATTGATACCGCGTACTTTTATCTGATAGGCCAAGGATAGCCCGCTGCCCATGCCTATTTCGCGCGCTGCCGCCGCACGGCTGTACCCCTTTTTCGCCATCTCAGCCAAGGCGCTGGCCAGGTCTTTGCCTGTCTTTTCCTCATATTCCGCCACCAGGTCAGCCTGCTTGAACGTCAACTCTATCCCGCGCACTTTCATCTGATAGGCGAGGGCCGACCCGCTTCTCAGGCCGATCTCCCGTGCTGCCGCGTTCCGGCTTAGTCCCCGGTCGACCATGGACTTAAGCAGAGTCGCCAGGGTCTTGCCGCGCTTGCGTTCGTATTCGGCTATCAGGTCCAGCCTTTTGAACTTTACGTCAATACCGCGGCTGCGCATGGCCCACTGCAGGTTTTTTGGGTGGCTGTAGCCAATCTCTCGACTGGCTTGAACCAGCGTGTAGTGCTGTCGAGCCATCCGCTCAAGCGCGGCTCGAAAACCCTCACCGGTGTCCAACATGTAGGTAAGGGCCACGAGTGGAGATTCGAAAGGGTCCAAGCCTGGATGCTCGCGCAGCATGTGGACGAAAGCATCGCGACTGTAGCCGAGGGCCTGGGCGGTTTGTTTGCGGTTGAAACCCTGCTCGGCGAAGTCCCAGACGATGTTCCAGAACGGGTAACCCCAGCGCTCCTCGACCTTCTTCCAGCCTCTCATCCATCCACCCCGGCTCATCGCGGCACACACTTGTAGCAACGCCAGATAGGCGACTTCATCAGTGCCGTGCGCCCGCGGTTGAAGTCGCTACCGCAAGTGCACCGCACTGTGTAGCCAGCGCCCTGGACGTACCGAATGATCACCGCGCCGTTACGTCTCATGCCGATCGGCAAAGGACCCGGACCGGGCTCTGATACCCCCTGGATCAGGCCATCGCGCTCTTTGCGCAAAGTACTGAAAGCCTGCCGCGTCTCGGCCAGCTCGTGCCGCAGCCCGGCAATTAGCGACTGCAGGCCGTTGACGACAATATCGTGGTCAGATGCGGCGACTACCTCCAGTGGCGGCAAGTGTCGATCGTTGGCGCACTCGTGCATCAAGTAGCGCTTCATCCGAACACCGCCATTGCCGATTGAATGATGCCTGCCCACATGCACAGGCCGATTGCGATGAACTGCAGGAAACGGTTGAGGGTCATCTTAGAAACCTCCAGCCTTCCTGCTTGCTCCACCTGGGGTCCGCAAACCAGAAAATGATAAGTAGTGGTATTCCCAACCAAAACCAGCCTCCAATGATGGCGCAGAGCACCATCAAGAAAATATTGTCGCCGCCGATTTCCATTTTCATTCCGCCTTCTCCCCATCGGCGCAGCCGGGGCTGGCAAGCCGCTTTAGTGCGTAAGCCAATGAACTGAACGTGCCAATTTCAAAGTTTTCCACACCTTTAGCAAATGCTTGCTTTTCGATCTTTTTTGCAATCTCGATAACATCGGTTACAGCGCGCGGCAGCTTCTCCGCTTCGGCCAGGCGCTGCTGGAGGGCTTCATTCTCTTCACGCAGACTGGCTTCGCCTTTGACGTAGAGCTCGATGGTCCTCTGAGCTTCCGCCTCCCGCGCCAACCCTTCATCGCGCTGGGCTCTCAACTCAGCCAGCTGCATATGCAAAGCATCGTTATTTTCGACCAGACCGTTGCGTGCCTGCATCAGCTCATCGCGCTGGGCGGCGAGGGCGTCGTAGTCTCGGCCTTCATCGCAGACGCCGCAGAAATACTCTCTCGGCATACCTGCGCAGACGTGGCAAATGCGTCGTTTCTCTTCACTCATCATTCATTCTCCTGCTCTGCAAAACGCCAGACGCTGCGAGGCGTCTGTGGGTGATTGGTGGGTTAGGGCATCAAGCGCTCTTGGATTCGCTCAAGATGCTCTTCGGGAGAGCTTCCAGAATCTCCGATAAAGTAGGTCATGCCGGTTTCGTGGTAACGCGAACCTTGCACATCAAGAACCCCCGATCCGATTATCACGGCGCTCGTCACGGGAGTGCTATGCAAGAAAACGACGTATCCTTCTTTGCCCGGGAGAACCCAGCTGTCGCTACCAAAGCGCAAACGGTGCTGCAGTTTCCTCTGTTTGACGGCGAGCACCTTGCGAGGGATGATCGCTCCCCGCTTGAAGAACTGAGCGCGCGCTTTCAATTGCTCAAGGCTGCTATTGCTCATACCGCCACCTCGCATTCCCAAAGCCCACCGACGCGCATAGGCTGGCGCACGAAGCGGATCTGGTTCAGATGGGTGTAGCCCATGCGGGTAAGGCGCAGTCCCAGGTAGAACGCGTTGCTGGCGGTGATTTTCATTTCAGCACGTGCTCCACGTAGAAGGTCAGGTAGCTGCGGTCCTCGAAGTACATCGTTACGGTCGATTCGTCGCGGTTGACCTCGCGGTAGGCGAAGCGGGCCACAGCCTCACGGTAGGGGTTGGACATGGTGCGGATCTGGTCAGCGGTGGTCATGATGAGCGCCTCGTTGCGCGGGTTGGTATGGGCAGAGATTATTCGGCTTTGAACAACCTGTCAAGCTAATAGCTGTTATATTCATCCGGTCAAAATTTGATCAGGAAGAGCAGCGATGCCCAATATCATCAAGCCAGAAACGTCATGGATCGATCTGTACGAAGAGAGCGGCATCGCGCGGGGTACGGCCGTCAATGTCCAGAACCAGTCTGGCCAGGTGCTCTACCTGCGTGACAACGTGAACGACCGGATGGGTGCGGTGCTGACCACCTACCAGACCAAGGACTGCACTGGCACCCAGGTGCTCGAAGCACGCAGCGACGGCGGCATATCGCTGTTCATTCAGGAGCTCTGACCGATGGCCATTCTGAGTTCCAGCGCGGCGATCGCCGATGTGCGCAAGGCTGTCCGCAAATTGCAGCAGGATTTGGATGCGGTCAGCGAGGGCAAAGGCAAGCAGGGCGATCCCGGCCCTGCTGGCGCCAGTGCGCTCGATCTGTTCCGGGCGATGACTGGCAAGCCGACGGCCACCATGCAGGACATGTTCGACACGCTCAAGGGCGCGCCCGGCGACGAAGGTCCGATGCCTGATACGAACGATCTGTCGGCTGCCGTCGCTTCCTACATGGCCGCCAACCCCGCACCAGCCGGAAAACCGGGCGATCCTGGTCGACCAGGCGCCGACGCCAGCATTACTCAGATCCAGCAGGCGGTAGCCGGGTGGCTGCAAGCCAATCCGCCCGCCTCCGGCACACCTGGCGCCAATGCCACACCCCAGCAGATCGTTCAGGCTGTGGCCGACTGGCTGAGCGTCAACCCTCCAGCTCCTGGCCGCGATGCCACGCCCGATCAGATCAGCGCTGCCGTGACCGCCTGGTTATCCGCCCATCCGCCTGCCAAAGGCGATCCCGGCGTCAATGCTACCCCCGACCAGATCGCCAGCGCGGTCGCCGCTTACCTGCTCAAATGGCCTCCGGCGCCAGGTACTCCCGGTCAACCCGGTGCCAATGCGACCGATGCACAAGTTGCCAGCGCGCTGGGTGCCTACATGGCTGCCAACCCACCCGCAGGGTTCAACGTCCGCACTCCCGAGGCGGTCAGCATAACGCCGGGTACGGCCTATCAATTCCGGGACAAGACCAAGCCCTTCAAGATCACGGTCAATGCTCGGTCGAGTCTGACCACCACTCTGGTGGCGCTGGCGGCTGCGGACAAGGTTGAGCTGCGCGTGGGGCCGACAGCCGCATCGGTCGCGCTCAATGGCGCCGGCGGCTTCTCGATAGGGGTCTGGGAGAGCGGGATAACCGGCATTGCCGTGGTGGTCGGCATGGGCATCCAGGACGGAGGTCAACTGAGCGCTGACCTCCCGGCGGGCTGGTTCTACGCGGTCAACCGACTATCCGGCACAACCGCTACGATCGTCAGTGCATTTGCTCAGAGCTTGACGTAGCTCACCCATAAGGCTGAGCGCGTCATCTTTCCAGGGGTCACCCGCCCAATGATCCCTGCTGACCGCTCGCGCCAGCATCTTCTCTGCCCGCCCTAACAGCTCAATCGGGTCCGGCACTTCGGGCGCGACGAGCAGCATGGCTTCGTAGGCGCTCTCCATCTCGGGTTCGTCGATCGTCTGTCGGTGCGAATACCACTCTTCAGCGAAAGCGACGACCATATTGTCGGTCAGCACCTTTGGCACAAGCTGCCAATCACTCATCTTGCAACTCCTTCGGCTCCTGGCCGATCAACGCGTGGTACTTCTCAAGGCTGCTCGGGTCGATAGTGACCGTCACCCGAGTAAGCATATCAAATAGGTGACGGTCACTCGCCAGCAGCGCATCGAGCCTCCGGATCTGCAGGTCGAGCAGCTCGCGCGGATCTTCGAAGCCAGCAGCCGAGCACACCCGATCAAGCGCCGCGGCGATCCCCGGCGGCAAGGGTAGCACCAGGGACCGATCAGCCTTGGCCCGCGCCGCCTGCTTGCACAGCTTGTTGTTATGGCGCTTGAGTGCGGCTTTGTCACCGGTGAACGGATCGCCGTTGCGGTCCAGGAGGCACTTCACAGCACACCTCGATAGTACTCGGCGTATCGATCAGTCAGTTCTTGGTGGCGTTCGTCCGCGCAGGTTTCACAATCGTAGGCGTCGTTGCCGTGTTCACATTGTTCATTACCCGACCCCTGGCAGACCTGGCATTCTGAAAGCGTCTCTTCGTACCCACCATGGCGGCCAGTACCGAAACAGTCTTTGCATTCTTTTTTCATGCCAGATGCCATCCGTTGCAGTGGTGACAAGGTTCGACCAGCCGACCGGTGCGCGCAGCAGCGGCACGGGCGCTGGCCTCGCTGGCGAATCGCTTTCGTGGTGTGCAGTTGTAGGTGCTCATGACTTCCACCCTAGGCCTTCAGCCTCTACAGCGGCCACTGCATCGGACAGAAACATGCGCTCTGTGCCCTCTAAAAAGTGGCCGCCATGATGTTTGGATAAGTTCACTACCACTGCGGCGCGCGAGGCCTGCCAGCCGATCCAGGCGATATCCACCCAGCTGGTACTATAGGAGCCGTCTTCGTTCTTCTTGAGAAGAAAAGCGAGATGCTGATAGCCACTTTCTACCGCTTTTCGGTGCGCCCAGGCCTCAAACTCCTGCCTCATTTGTTCGGTGCTCATAAATGAAAAACCCTCGATTCAGTGTTGGCTGTCGAGGGTTAGATTATCCGGCTTTGAACTAGCTGGCAAGTAATTTTGCACTGGCTGCCTGCCGTAGTTCTTCCGGTGCGTCTAGCGCGGCGCGGACGTGCGCGGCCAGCCCTTCGAGCACCAGCTGGGCATTCTTGTGCTCGATCGCCTTGCGCACCACCGCCTCGCGGACGCCTTCAATGCCGCCGAAGTAGTTGCGCAGGGTGGTGCGGGCGAAACCGGTCTCGTTGGCAAGCTGCGGCAGCGAGAAGCTGAGCAGGCCGCTACGCACAGCGCGGCGGTAGGCCTGCTCCAGAATGTCGGCCTTGTCATACCCCTTCCACAGATTGGACAGGGTGGCCTGACGCTCGCCGGGCACCAGCGCCAGCCGATCTTTCTCGGCCAGCACCTGTCCGATGATCTCGGTCATGCTGGTGTTGTTGGCCAGATAATTCTCGGCCACCTCCAGGCTGATCCCGTGGTCGCGGGTTAGCTGCTGGGCGATGCGTTTGCGGGTCAGATTGCGGTAGCCGTGTACTCGGGCGACCGCTACGGCGGCTTCGAAAATCATGATAGCGGTTCTCTATTGGGTAATGCCTCGCAGCCTATCCCTTTATGACTCATTGTTCAAGCCTGAGTATGAAGTCGCTGACCACAAAGTCCGCATAGGTGATCAGCCGAGGGTTTCGTCGCACCCAATCCGGTCCGAACATCTCCGCCGCGCTGTCCAAGTCGGGCAAGCCGCAGTCCTCGCTCGGGCCGGTGGAGTCCTTCGTAATCGGATCGAAAGGTGTCAAATAGACCGTCATCGGGCCATCTCCAGCCATTGCGACCACACGTTGTCTATGGACACCTTCGGATTGTTCACTGCATAGCCGACGCAGTTTCCAGTGCCCCCATTCGATCCGTCCCAAAGTGCGCAAAGCCGATCGGCTCGATTTACCATCCATTCGTTGCGAATCTGCATTTTGTGCGGGGCGTAAGCACCGGCGCACACTATGGTTACGCTACTGGCCAGGGCAAGAAGGCCTCGATAGTAGGTTTGCGAGGAGTTCGGCCATTTGCCCTCCTGCCCTTGAAAGGGTACCGCGGCGTGCATTGGGATGCCCAGCTCGACAGCCGCCTGGCCGAATGCCATATCCCAGCCCAGGGCCATACCGCAGATGACACCGGCCGGCTGCTTTTCTCTCAGATACCGATCTGCCAGAGCAACTAGCCTATTGAAAGTTTGAGCGTCATAACCGCCTAGTTTGTTGGGCCGATGGCCAGTAGCTGCGATGATCATCCCGGAAAGCTCCCGCTCGTGAAGGCCGCTTCACCGCCGGCGGCGATCACCAGGTCGGCGAACCGCTGCTGGGCGCGCTCGTGCTCATTGGTAGGGTCGTAGCCGGGCCATTCGGGCTTCTTACACTCGCGCGTGGCGAACTGGGCGATGCGCTGGCCGACGTGCTGGTCGGTGATGGTGAACGAGCGCCAGCCGATCAGGTCGTGCGACTTGACGACCTTGTTGAGCGCGGCGGTATCGTTCGCCAGACCGTAGCGTACCGGGACGCCTCGTTCGTCCTTGAGTGCGCCGACGTTGTTGCGGAAGAACTGGTAGCCGTGCTGCGCAGCCGCCAGGCGCACGCTGGTCTGCACGAACGATTCGCCCTTGCCCTTGAGCGCGCAGGCCTGCTCGGTGCTGAGCTCGGGCACGTGGCCCATCAGTTGCCGCAGTTCATGGATAGCGGCGTGCCCGATCCCGTGGCGCAGCGCCCAGGTGTGTAGCAGATCGATGTCAGTCATTTGGTCTTGTCTCCACGTTGTGAGTTGATGAGCCGGCGCTGCCCAGGTTTGAGGCGCCAGCGGGTATACGCGTTGCAGTCCGGGCAGTAGACGACCTGCCGGGTGCTGATCCGAACCACGTCAGGGCTCTTGCACTTCCAGCAGGGCGGGGTCATTTACCCGCGTCCGTCTTCTTGAAGTGCTGATCAATTACCCAGGAACAGAACCGCACCCACAAGCTGGCCAGTAGGTAGAAGACAGCGGTGACGATGAAGTCGGCGTAGGCCGCAAGGATGACCGTGCAGATCATCGCCAGCCAGGCGATGCCCTTGGCCATAAAACCGGACTTCCCGTTGCGCAGATAGTTTTCACGGCTTTCCTTGAACTTCTCGGTGCCTGGCTCGAGAAGGACCGTCGCCAGAGAAAGCAGTCCGAGTATCGGCAGGGCAACTATCGTTGCCCACATCAGCATGACAGCCACCTGCGCCAGCTTTTCGTTATCGGTCAGCAAGCACGCGATGAGTAGTCCGGGGATTGCGGCCCAGAGAAAGATTCGAACGGTAGTTTTCATTGCGGTGAGTCCTCAGTAGGTGAGCCCTGAGAGTATTCGGCTATGCCGATACCGTCAAGTAATAATTTAGCGGTAATGCGGACGGTCAGGTCTTCGGCTTCGGCGCGCTTGAGTGCTTGGGCGCTGATCACGTCGACTTTAAATTCCAAAGCAAAACGCCTTTGCATCATGGAATCGGTATCGCCCTTTTGCTTGCGCCATCCGCCCCAATAGGCCATCACATGGCGCAGCTGGTCGAGAGCGACTAAACGCTCCCTGTGTCGCTTGACATTGGCGCCGTAAGCCAGTGCGTTGACCCGGGTGCTAGCCATATATTGCTCGTACTGCTCCACGGTCTGAGTCGCCTGACGCACCGACGCGTATAGGGCTTCCAAGGTTTCCGGCGTTAGCAATTCCAGATCGCCGTCCACGTGCATGGGATCGGTGCGCGTCATCGGCTCAGGGAAGAACCCGCAGTGCGGGCAGACCTTGAAGATCCGCTCGTAGGGTTGCGCGCAAGGGATGGGCCCTTCGGTCAGGTGGCCGGCCGCCAGCATCTGCTCGTTGGACCATCCGGCCTTGCGGTAGCTGTCCCAGGTGTGGCCGGCGGGATTGGTCAGGGACAGGCCAGGGTTGGCGCACACGCGGTACGGGATCGCCTCAGCGGCAGTCGACTTGCGGCCAGGGCGGCCAAGCGACCAGACGCGGTGGGGCGCTTCGGGCGGCCCGTTGAAGCGCACGACGTTGGACCCGTGGTCGATCAGCACACCGCGCGGCTTGAGGCTGCTGGCGATGGCGGCGCGTCGGCCTGCACTATCGAGCTGATCGAAGGTTGGCTTCTGCTCCTCTCGCAGCAGTAGGCGGTAGAGGCGGCCGACCATCTGCATGTAGCGCGGCAGGCTGGCCGTGCCAGTGCCCAGGATGACCACCTCCAGGGCGGGCAGGTCGTTGCCCTCACCGAACAGCCCCACGTTGACCAGCATCAGAATCCTGCCGGCCTCCAGGTCGCGCCCGGCCGCCTCGCGGATACCATCATCCGTCTCACCATCCAGAGCCAGGGCGGGCACGCCAGCTTCGCGGAAGCGTTGGGCGGTCTGCTCGGCTTTGAGCCGACTGGACACGAACGCAATGCCCTTCTTGCCGGGCGTGTAGAGCAGGTAGTTGTCGACGATATCGCCCACCAGGTCGGCTTCCTCCTCGGCGGCCACCAGCTTGGCCTGTACGAACTCACCACTGGCGCCCACGCTGATCGACTCGTATGCCACCTTGCAGGGCACCGAGTAGATATCGTAGGGGCACAGGTACCCGTCCTCGAACAGGTCGGCCAGGCTCGGGCCCATCACCAGGGAGTCGAACAGGCCGTCGGTCTCACGGCTCAGCCCGCCCCCGTCGGCCCGCGCGGGGGTTGCGGTCACGCCCAGGCCCTTCACTTGCGGATGGGTGAATATCTTGGTGGCCTTGCCCCACTTGTTGTCCTTCTGCTGGTCATTTCCGCCGCCCTGCGGGTGGTGCGCCTCGTCGCAGACCCAGAGCGTGACGCTGGCGAAATACTTGGCGTACTGGGCGGCGTGCTTGCCGTTGGGAATGCGCCAGAGAGTGTCCACGCTGGCCACACTAATTGGGCTGTTGGTGTCGTGATAGCAGACACCTTGTTTGCGCAGGATGCCGGCGATGATAGCCTTGCGGTCCTTCGGGTCGCAGATCAGCCGGAATGGGATGCCGAACTCATTCATCGTTCCGGCGATCTGGGCAACCAGCTCCTTGCGGTGGGCGAAGATGCAGGCCGCTCCTTTGTGCTTGGAAATGATCGAGGCGATGAGCCGGGTCTTGCCGCCACCGGTGGGGATACAGACCAGCACGTTCAGGTGCCCGACGTCCCATTCCAGGTAGACGGACTGCTCGGCCTTCTCTTGATAGTGGCGCAGGCTGACGTGCCGGCGAGTCGAGCCCGCCAGGAGCGTAGGCTTGAAATCGAACGAACTCATTTAATAATTCCCCATTGACAATGTGTTCAATGATGAATAGCCTTGCTCACCAAGTCAACCACAAACCACCGCAAGGAACGAACAAATGAAAGTAGGAATTATCGGAGACGGCCGTCGCGGCCTCGGCGGACGGATGCTGGCAATGCTCACCGCAGGGTTCGGCCAAGTGGCCCGCTACAGCGGCAAAGCCCCGTCGGCTTCGGGCAACTACCGCGACTCCAAAGGTAAGCTTCGTTTCAGCTGGCCGATCCTGCCGCGCAGCGCCGACAAGCGCCATTGGCATGATCGCTCGGACCCTGTGCAGGCCGCACGCATCCAGGCAGCTGTCGCCAAGCGCGAGCGCAAGGCACAACGACGGGAACTGCATGCCGAACGCAGCACCAACGGGTGGTTGTGGACGCGGGAACCCCTCCTGAGCGTTTCGCAGATCTCCACCTTCGACCAAAACCACGTTAACTACTGAGCAACCAACCATGATCAAGATCGAACTTATCCCCTCCGAAGCCCAGCCTAGTGAGCTGCGCGCCCTGGCCCTGTTCCTCAATACTCTGGCCTACGAGCGTGACGGCAGTAAACCGGTCGTGCAAGTTACGGCAACCGCCCCAAGCCCGGTAGCCGATCAGGGAAACGCGCCAGCCGATGGCCCCGATGCAGCTGGTGCCTTGTACGATTCCGAGAAGGAACCGGATGCCAATGCGTCGGGCGACTCGAACATCTCCGACGGCCTGGACAAGAACGGTCTGCCGTGGGACGGCCGGATCCATTCGAGCAGCAAGAACAAAAACAGTGACGGCTCGTGGCGCTATCTGCGTGGCGTGGACAAGGATCTGATCGGCATCGTCGAGGCCGAGCTCCGCCAGTTGACCTCCAATGATGCGCCGCCGCCTCCGCCCCCACCGGTGGTTGAACAGCCCAAGGCCGATGATGTTCCACCGCCACCACCTCCGCCGGTCGAGAAGCCTGCCGCCGATGCACCGCCTCCTCCGCCACCGGTGGCTGTCGGCGTCAGCATGCAAGACGTGTTCAAGCGCGTCACGCACCTGCAGCAGTCCGGCGATAGCAACCGGATGCCGCAGGACCTGCTGAACGAATGCCTGGCAACGGTCGGTCTGTCCTCGATGGCCGAATTCATGAAGCAGTCCAAGCTCGATGCCGACCTGGCCGGAAACCTGATGCAAGCGATCAACCTCGTCGCTGGGGAAGACTGATATGAACGCACACAGCAGACTGGCGCCATCAAGCGCGTTCCGCTGGGTGCCCTGTCCCTTGAGCGTGGCGCTGGGTGAGCAGTTCCCGGCGCTGCACGAGCATCCGGCCGGGCCGGAGGGCACCGCGGCGCACTGGGTCTGGTATCAGATGCTTCGCGTCGAGGCGCCCAAGCTGGGCGACATGTCCCCGGAAGGCTTGCCAGTGACCGACGAGATGCTCGAAGGCGCCCTGCAGTTTGTCAACAAGGTGTTCTCGATCGCCAATCCGCACAACGCCATGAGCAAAGTCCGGTTGGAGCAACCCGTCAGCATGACTGGCCTGCACGCGCTGATGTTCGGCACGCCAGACGGCTCGATCGACTTGCTCGAAGAGTGCGGCGAGTACCACCTTATCGACTACAAGTTCGGGCATCGTTCGGTCAGCCCTTTCGAGAACCTGCAGTTGGCCAGCTATGTGTTCGGCGAGTTCGAGCGCTTGCAGCTCAGTGGCGACCAGATCGACAACTGCAAGGTATTTTTCCATATCGTGCAGCCGCGCTGTTTCCACAACAAGCCGGACAGCATGACCTGGGAGACGACCGGCAAGCAGTTGCGCCGACTGTGGACGATGCTCAAGAACTCGGCCGAAGAGGCCATTACGCACGAGCTGTCGGCGCGGTCACAGGTCGGCCCGCACTGTCGCGACTGTCCCGGCCGCCGGGCCTGTCCAACGCTGCGCACCAACGCCGGCGCGAACATCGACTGGATCAACCGCAGCTGGCCTGCCGAGATGCCCATCGAAGCGGCAAGCCTGGAACTCAAGTTCGTGCGTGCAGCCCTGGCTCAGATGGAAGCGCACGCCAGTGGCCTGGAAGAGCAGATCACCTATGCCCTAGAGAGCGGCAAGATCGCTCCCGACTGGGTGCTCGAACGCGGCAAGGGCCGCGGCAAGTCTTGGACCGAATCGGAGGGCGAGGTATTCGCTCTGGCGGACATGCTTGGCCTCGACCTGGCCAAGCCGCGTGCGCTGATCACCCCATCGCAAGCCGAAGCACTCTTCAAGAAAAAAGGCTTTGACACTGACGTCATAGCTGGATACTCTAAGCCCAACCCCGGTTCGATCTCGCTTCGACCGGCCACCACTGAACTTTCAAGCAAGGTATTTGGCAAATGATCGATATCCTTTTCCCCGCCGGTCGCCTGGTAGGCGGCTCGCTCTACATCGGCCAGACCAAGAACGACAAGGGCGAACCCCTCGTCTTCAAGTCCGGCAAGAACGCTGGCCAGCCTCGTACTCAGTACAGCTTCGGCGTCGCCTTCCCCAAAGCGGGCACAACTCACTGGAAGGAAACCGAGTGGGGCGCCAAGATCTATGCCGAAGGTCAGAAGACCGCCGAGAAGTTCTACCAGGGCCGCTTCTTCGCCTGGAAGATCACCGACGGCGATTCGACCGAGCCGAACAAGAAGGGCAACAAGCCCTGCGATCGCGAAGGCTACCCCGGCAATTGGGTGATCTGGTTCAGCGGCAACTTCGCCCCCAACCTGTTCAACGCCAACGGCACCGAGCGCCTGACCACACCTGACCTGATCAAGCCCGGCCACTGGGTCCAGGTGCTGGGCGAGACCGAGTTCAACAAGAACACGGAAAGCCCCGGCATGTACCAGAACTTCAAGATGGTCGCGCACAGTGGCTACGGCGAAGAGATCGTGCTGAAGGCTGACGTCGACGCCTCCTCGGTGGGCTTCGGTGCAGGTGTGTTGCCCCCTGGCGCCAGTGCGACTCCGGTTGCTGGCATGTCCGATCAGACCCCACCGCCTGCAGCACCTGCACCGCAAGCAGCCAGCACCACGCCGCCTCCACCGCCGCACACCAGCTACATGGGCGAAACGGCACCGCCTCCACCGCCAGCGCCTGCCGCAGCCTTCCCACCGGCCGGCTGGTGGCCGCATCCTGACGTGCCGGGCAGCTTCTACAATGCCCAGAATGAAGTGCTGACCGAAGCCCAGCTCCGCGCTCGCGGCTGATCAACCCCACCCACTACGGCGGCTCCTTCGGGGGCCGTTCTTGTCTTAGGAGTACTGTGATGAGCAACTGCCAAGAGCTTTACGACGAGATGAAAAATGCCCTGCAGTACTTCGGTTTGCGTTTCAGTGAAATGAACCAAGTCAGCTTCGAACTCTTCGACGGCTACATTGTTTTTTATTACGGCAATCGCCGGCTTCAGGTGGCAGCATGACCGGCATGCCTCCGCCTCCGCCGCCACCGGTTATCGGCTACGGCTTCCAACGCCCTGTCGGGCCGGGTTTTACCACTGTGCTGGCCGACTGTGACTTCGAGACGTATAGCGCGGCGGGTTTCCGCTGGTGTGGTCCGACCGACAAGAAACCGCTCGGCTATTGGACCGGTCCGCCCGGTGCGGCCAAAGGTCAGAAAGGCCTCGGGGTGATCGGGGTGCGCGTCTACGCTGAGCATCCAACCACCGAGGTTTTGACGTTCAAATACGATCTAAAGGACGGGAAGGGTAAGCGGGGCTGGAAACCCGGGCAGCCTCATCCTCAGGATCTGTTCGACCATTTTGCGGCAGGCAAACTGTGTGAGGCCCACAATAGCGGGTTCGAAGCTACCATCTGGGAGCAGGTCTGCGTTCCGAAGTACGGCTGGCCGTCGATTGACCCGAGCCTATGGCGCTGCTCAGCGGCTAAGTCGAGAGCCTTCGGCTTGCCCTCATCTCTTGCAGACGTAGGGCAGGCGCTGAAGCTCGGCACGCAAAAGGACGCTGACGGCAAGCGCCTGCTCAAGCTGTTCAGCTGGCCAAAAGACCCGACAAAGAAAGACCCTCGGTGGCGCGTTCTCCCCAATGAAGAACCAGCCGATGCTTTGAAGCTAGACGATTACTGCGAGACGGATATCGAAACGGAGGCCGGGGTTAGCGCCCGCGTGCCCGATCTGATCCCGCAGGAGCTCGACTACTGGCTGGCAGACCAGGCTATCAACCGTCGCGGCATTGGCGTGGACGTGGCGGCCGTGCACGACTGCATGGCTGTGGTCAATGAGGTGCTGGAAGCTTACGACCAGGAGATGTTCAACCTGATCGGCCTGCGCACCAGCCAGGCGAAGAAGCTGGTCGAATGGCTGGCCGAGCGCGGCGTTGTCGGATCTGACGGCCTGCCGGTCAAATCCCTGGCCGCCGAAGAGCTTGAGTTCCTCTACGAGCAGCGTGGACTCTACCCGCACCCGGTCGGTCGCGTGCTGGAGATCCGCGGCCTGAGCGCATCAGCCAGTGTCAAGAAGGTCTTCTCGATGGCCAACCATGCCAGCCGAGATGCCCGACTGTGCGACCTGTTCATCTACCACGGCGCCCGCACTGGCCGCGACACCCACGCGGACGTGCAGCCCGGTAACCTTCCAAAGGCGGGCCCGCGCCTGCGCTGGTGCGAGGATTCCGGTTGCCTCCGGCCCTATGGTCACCACATGGACAACTGCCCCTGGTGCGGCGCCTCGTCGGCTTTCAGTAGCGATGAAAGCCCGGTCGAGAAGGATAAAGGCTGGTGCTTCGAGGGTGTCGAGCATGTGCTGGAAGTCTTGCGCCTACGATCAATGGCTGGGCTGGAGTGGTTCTTCGGCGATGCTTTGCTCTGTATCTCCGGCGTGGTGCGCTCGCTCCTGGTAGCAAAGCCCGGTCATCGGTTGATCTGCTCGGACTACGCCAGTATCGAGGCGGTCGTCTCTGCGGTGCTCGCGGGCGAGAGGTGGCGCGTCGAGGCGTTCGAGCGCAAGGAGGACATTTATCTGCACGGCGCCGCATCGGTAACAGGCAAGACCTACGAATGGTATCAGGCCAATGGCTTCAAGAAGCATCCAGACCGCCAGAAGATCGGCAAGCCGGCCGAGCTCGGCCTGGGCTTTGGCGGCTTCCATGGTGCTCTGTTCGCGTTCGGCTACGAGGGCACCGAGCAGGAGGCCAAGGCGGTCGTCAATGCCTGGCGTGCAGCGTCCCCGGCATTCGTCGAGGCGTGGGGCGGTCAGTTCCGCGGCGTGCCCTGGGCGCCGACGCGCTATGAGTTTTTCGGCCTTGAGGGCTGCGCCGTGCAGGCCGTGCTGCATCCGGGCCAGGTGTTCTCCTTCCGCGGCATCGAATACCAGGTCCTGGAAGACGTGCTCTATTGCAAGCTGCTGAGCGGTCGGCGGATGGCCTACCACGCCCCGCGCCTCTGGCATGGCAGTCGCCGCGAGGGCTGGGCAAAAGCCTACTCGCTCACCTACATGACCTGGAACACCAATGCCAAGTTTGGCCCGCGCGGATGGGTGCGCATGGAGACCTACGCCGGCCGCCTGTTTGAAAACGTGGTGCAGGCCACCGCCCGCGACGTGATGGCGCACGCCGTCGTCAAACTGGAACGTGCGGGCTACCCGGTGGTGCTGCGCGTGCACGATGAGGTTGCGTCCGAGGTGCCGATCGGCTTCGGCAGCCTGGTCGAGTTCGAACAGATCCTCACCGACCTGCCCGACTGGGCCAAAGGCTGGCCGATCCGTGCCGCCGGCTGGGAGGGCGAGCGGTATCATAAAGACTAGTTGACAGCATGTTCAAAGGCGGATAATCTCTGCCTTACCAACCCAACGGAGTGACCATCATGAAAGCTTGGCGACCCTACTGCTTTATCACCGGAGGCGGCAACGTGCTGATGCCCCCGCGCCGTTCGAAACTCGGCCTTGTGGCTATGGAAACCACGCTGATCATCGAGAGGCTCATGGCATGCCAACGCTGATCACCGCGGTCCTGTTCGCGATCAACTGCGCGGCGTGCGAGCCGAAGCCGGTAGGTGCCATGTTCACACCGGCCGGCCCTTCGATTTGCCACGCAATCGCCAAAAACCTCAACGACGAGGCGGCTGGTAAGTACCCTCAATTCTACTGCGACCCGGAGTAATACCATGACCCGCCTGACCACCTACATTCGCGACCAGATCGTCTCCAACGCCCTCAAGAAATCGGGCTACACCGCCGCCCGCGAGGCGTACAACAAGCGCCGCGCGATCTGGATTGAGGCATGCCGCGTTCGCAGCCTGGGCATCAGTGAAACCGAGCTGAAGTCAATCCAGGGTGCAATCAAGAAGCTCGAGGATAGGGTGCCTTCGCACCTTCACAGCGGTCGGGCTTTTATCAATACCAGCAGCCACCTTTCGATCAACGCCGCTGGCGAATCAGAGCTACTCGGTCTTCACGACGTGGTGCCTGTTTCTCGAGCCCGGCTGACCTTGCTCCAAGGCGATGAGCTTGTGGCCGAACGCGAGTTGCTGAAGGCCGAAGATGCTCGCCTCGATGAGCAGTACGCCTCAGTGCGCGCCGCCGTGCGGGCGGCGGTCAACACACCGACCACCATCAAGGCTCTGCTGGCGGCCTGGCCTGAAGTCAAGGAACTTTTGCCCGCGCAACTCGCTGAAGCGAAAACCCAACTGCCTGCTGTCCAGGTGGCCGACTTGAACGCACTCGTGGGGTTGCCAAGTGAGTAAGCTCGTTCTCTCCCGCAAGGCCGGCGAATCAGTCCTCGTCGGCGACCAGACCCTGGAAGTGCTGCAGGTCGACCGTGCCAACGTGCAATTGCGCGTACCTGGCGTCCGGCTGATTCGGGTCGGCCTGCTTGACGGCTTCGATCTGAACGCTGATGTTCGGATCGAGGTCAGTTCCATCGCACGCGGCCAGGTCAAGCTGTGCTTCATCGCGCCCCCTGCCGTCAAAATCGTCCGCACGGAGCTACTGCCCGAGTGAACCGCTATCCCTGCCGATGCCGAAAGTGCGGTGCTCGCCGCACCTTGGCCCAGCAGCCGGACAAGCAGCGATGCCCTTGCGGCGGCAGCTACCGGGTGGACTGGTATCGCCGCAAGACCGAACATAAACGAACGAACTGCTTCTGCGACGGCTATCACTGGTCGATCAGCAACGGCCCCCACCGCAGAGGCTCAAAGGAGTGTTACTACCATGAAAGCGACCGACGTGATGCTGGTGTTCCTGATGCTGATGGTCTGGGGCCAGAACTACCAGGTGAGCAAGGATTTTGACAACATGCGCCAGCGCGCACCGCGCACCGGTGGCTGCGTCCGGGCTTTGCCGATGAGGGCCATGTGATGCGCTTGACAATTAAACAGAAAGCCGTTTTGGATGAGTTGCACCAGATTGGTCGGACGAACTTCTACCGCTACCGCGAGACTAGCCCGCATCTGCATAAGCAGGACTGCGAGCGCGCGGCTAAAGGCGATCAAGCGTGCACGCATGGTCTGGGTGGCCTGTCGTACCAAGTCGGCTACCGTCTGAGCATGAGCGCCGGCGCGGTGCTGAGCATCTTCAAAGCACTTGAACGCAAGGGCTTGGTGCTGCGCGAGACCTACAACCCCAAATATCAGCGCCCGCTGTACTGGTGGCCCGTAGGTTTAGCGGAAACTCTCAGCAAGGAGCTCGACCAATGAGCCCGGTCAAAAAGTGGGCGCTGATCACCCTGGCGGCAATGGGCTTCCAGGTCGCGCTAATGGTCGGCATGTTACTGGGTATGCAGCAATGAGCCTGCTAACCTGGACGATTTCACTCTTCTGCTTTTCGATATTAGCCGGTTGCTTCTGCCTATCCGCCTACATCAATTCAGCTCGGCGCCAATGGTTCCTCTGTGTAGGAGACATCTGCATGACGGTAGCTACAGTCTACGTCTTGTGGGATATGAACTTCGGCTCAATGGCGCTCAACCAATGAGTCGTACTGTGCCTCGCACGCTAGTCCTCGAATTCGAGCCTGATCAGCTGTTGCTGCCAGGCTGCCCGCTCGCTGGTCAGCGCGCTTGAGCAGGTCGGAGAGCACTCCGGCGGCGCGGGTAACTGGCGCGCAAGCGGCGAGAGTGCTGGCAGTGCCGGCGGCTGAACCGAGGCGGGCTTGCAGCTTTGCGAGCTGGTCGCGCAACTGGCCAGAAGCGGCAGCAGCAGTGTCAGCATCAGTACGGGCTTTCTCGATCTCTTGTGCGGCATGTGCTTGCACCTGTTGGGCCGCATTCACGCGACGTTGTTCTTCTGCTCGGGCGTCCTGCTCAGCCTGCAGTTGCAAAGCTGCGTCGGCCGCATCGCGCTTTTGCCATTCAACCGACCACTTGCGCTCGGCCCGGTCATAGCCTCGCGAGTCGGCCCAGTGGTAGAACGCTACGAGCGCCAGCAGGCCAACCAGCAACGGCCAGTAACGTTTGAGCAGCAGCATCACGATAGCAGCACCTTTTCAGCACGCACGTAGCGCGCCAGGCGATCGTCCAAGCCGGTCGTACCGCCGTTGATGCGTTTGGTCACCGCACGGGTGTCGCCGGAATCGGCCAGGGCGTTCAGGCCATTCTTGCTCCAGAACCACGCTGCCGTCATGGCGGCCATTGCAGGCTCTGCCACCAGATCCGGCTGTTCTACCAGCGTCGCGCCGATTGCACTTGCCGCTGCCTGATAGTTGGCCTTGCCGGTCAATTGGATCAAACCCCGACCGCGGTACCGCCAGCCGTCGCCCTGGGCATTGTTGCCCATGCGCAGACCATAGGCCGCGTTGGCGATCTTCTCCGGGTTGCGTGCGATCTCGCGGGCCACCTCGTTGGGACCTGTGCCGGTGCTGAACCGTCCAGGCCAAGTGCTGGCCAGCCCCTGAGCGCTGTAGTTGAGGTTCTCGGTCAACTGCTTGAAGCCGCCAGACTCATGGGCGATCTGCGCAATGAACTGCGCCTGGCGCCGCGGCGTGTTGATCGCGAACTTTTCCATCGCGGCGGTGAGCGGCGCGGCCCATTTGTCCGCCAGCTCGGCGCTGATGTTGGCCGCAGCGGCCAGTTTGCTTGGAGTCATGCGCTAGGCTTCCGAGGTTGTAGAACAGTCGATAGGGTCTTGGCGGTATTGCCGCCGTTGCCCACCAGGATGCAGGTCTGAGCGAACACGTAGACCACCAGCCAGGGCTCGGCGCTGGCCGAGAGCACCACGTAGTTGGTAAAGCCTTGCATGATCATGGCCAGCGACGATCCACCGATAAGGATGGCCAGCAGTGTGGCGAAAGGCTTGGTGCGGTCTTCGCTCATGTAGCACAGCAGCGCGAGGATGCCGATGCTGAGCAATGTGATCCGGGTTCCGACGAGCCAGGTGCCGGGAACGCTGAACACGTAGACCAGCGCTCCAACTATGGCGGACCAAAAGGCAATCTTGTTATTCCGCATCGTTTGGTTTCCTCAGCACCGGAACTCGGTCCACGATAGACGAGAGCCAACGTGGCAGGGGGCCATCGTTGCGGATCATCAGGTTGAGGGCGCCAAAGAAGGTCGCGCCCAGTGCCGAGCCGCCTACGGCCGAGATCATGGCGTAGCCGGCCCAGTCGGCCGAAGTGCCGATAGCCGATCCGATCGCGTAGCCTGCGCCCCACGAGAAGATTAGAAGAGAGACCTTGCGGATTAGTTTCTCGAACCAGGTGCCGACGGTCGGGTCGGCGAATCCGAGGAAACAGAAGCACCCGAACGAGGCGCCCATAGCCGCTCCGGGGTGTAGCTGCTCCAGCACACTGCAGGCGTAGATACCCGCGATGAGGGAGCACTTGAAAGCATCGTTCATTAAAAAGCCCCCGGCTCTGGATGAGGTCGGGGGCTAGTGTATCACGCCCGATACCAGTTGGTGCCGTTGCAGATCAGCGTGATGGTCGACCCTGGCGTCATTGGCAATGCCGCGGTCAGCTTGATGTTCCCATCGTTGAAGATGGTCGGGCTGTCGTCGAACAGCAGCGTGATTCGGCGCCCGTCAAACGATGCCGGGATACTGGCGAAAGGCGTGTTGCCCACGATTCGGAAGAAGTCGCCGAACCACGCTATCGGCAGCGGATTGACAGAAACGATGGTCCGTTCGACGGCCGACTTCGTACCGAAACCACGGATGCCGTTGCCGCCACCGCTGGAGTTGCGGAACTTCGGTACCACCAGATCGACTTGGTTGTTCGAGCCGAAGCCTATATCGGTAAGCTGCGCGGTTCCTACGTTGGCGATCAGGTTGGTGATCGTCACGTCCACGTTGTTGGCGTTGAAGAATACGCCGAACTGGTTGGCCGTACCGAGTCCGCCACGGCCACTGGTCAGCACGGTCATGTTGGTGAAGGATGCGCGGCGGGTGTCATCGAAGAGCGCGCCATTACCGCGGCTGTTCTGGACGAAAATATCGGACCCCGTGACCTGCTCGCAGCCACCGACCATGTACAAGCCGGGCGCGTCATCGTGGCGGGTGAAGCCAGGCTGGAAGAGGTAGGCATCGCCGGCCTGCTCACTGAGCACCTGCGTGAGCCAGATCTGCGTGTACTTCTTGACGAAGCCGATGCCGCCGGTGCCGTCGAAGCTGGAGGTGATGCCCTTCGCGTAGATGTTGGCTCCGTAGATACCGGCCGCCGCATCGAACAGAAAGCCCCAGCCAGCATTCGCGAAGGTGCCGCACGAGGTGAACTGGACGCCCGTTTCGCCTTGCGTTTGAGCGTAGAAAAAGTACCCGTGACCAGCGTTGAACTGTGCCAAGCAGCTGGTCAGCTCACCGCGCGCGTCGATACCCAGGAAGCCGTTGCCCTTGCCTTCATGCACCTGGACGTTGGTGATGGTGTTCATGGTGCCGCTTTTCCACTTGAAGCCATCCCACTGGTGAAGGATCAAGATGTTGGAAATTTCGCCACGGCCACCCCACTTTATAGCGTATCCGATATCAATGCCGGTGTCGCCGCTGGCTACCGTGATGCCGTCTGCCTTGCGAACGCTGAAGTCACGCAGGATGATCGGCGAGTCCAGCTGGTCGCCGCCAGGGTGCCGCACGACCGGGCCGCCGGTGAAGTTGCGCACAAGCGCGCTCTTCTCACCCTCGCCGACGATACCGCCGCCCTGCGTCATGGTCAGCGGCGCGCCGAGGCGGTACTTGCCCTGTGGCAGGCGAATCAGATAGCCCAGGGCCAGCGCAGCGTTCAGGTAGCCGTCTACGTTGGTGGTCGAGGTGCCGGCGCGGATATCCGCGTGCAGGCTGGGCGGAATGAAGCGCAGGGCGGATACAGCGCCGCCAGTGATCAGTGATTGCAGAGTCTGCAGTTGCGCGCCAGGTAGCGTGTCCTTGTAGCCGACGACCCCACTATCGACCGGATAGGCGCCACCGTTGCGCAGTTCGTTGCGCACCGCCCCGTCACCGAGCAGTGTCATCTTCGGTGAGTCGGTCGTCCAGTTGCCGGTGAGCGTATAAGGAACTGCGCTGCCAGGGCTCAGGTGGTAATACTGGCCGTCGCGGATGAACACTTCGGATCGGCTTTCCAGCGTCAGGCCTGCAGCGTAGACGTTATTGAGGCCGAAGTAGCCGATGGCGTCCACGCGGTTGATGCCTTCCTGCTCGATGCCCGATACGGTTTTGCGCGCTATACCATTCCGGTCGATCCATACGGGTTCCTGAGAGTTGACAGCCAGGTCAAGGTTCTGCGCGTTGTCGTACAGATCCTTGACCGCCGTTGAGCCGATCGGGTTGCCTGTGTTGAATGTGGTCATATTATTAAACCCGCGTTAAGTGAGACTGGCCACGTTGCCTACAATTTCCCAGGCGGTGCCGTTGAATTTTAGGGTGAACACTCTAAGCTGGTTTGTACCTGCAGCTGCTGCGGCTAGACCCAAGAGTAAAGTCGGCGAACCTGTTGATGCTCCGCTGTAGAGGTTCAGTGTTGAATTTGACCCGCCGATCTGGGTAAGCCTCAATACGAAGGTGTCCCCGGTCACGGCGGATACGGTATCCAGGTAATAGTTGACCGCATACGCTGATGCCCCTGCCACCAAGCTTTCTTTGAATTCGGGCGCGTGGGCGCGTGCTTTTATGTCCTTGCTCAGCGCGGCATTCCGGTTTGGGAATATCTGGTATTCCGGTAGTGCGGTAGATCCTCGCGGCAGCTTGATGCTAGCCTTTTCAGCGCCCGTACCAATGAAGGTGATGGGGGTTGCTGAAGCCGTGCCGCGCTCGTTGACATTGTCAGATAGCTTGAAGTCGTTCACAGCACCAGTGAATTCCGCCCAGGTGGTGACAGTTTCACCGCTAATGCCTTTCAACGTTACGCCACCGGCCAGCCCTGCAGCTGTGGCAGCAACCTGGATTGCAGTATTGAGCGTACCAGTCTCGCCTCCAGAGATTGCCTCAATCTGCACATCAGGCGTATCAGTCAGCGAAACGCCAACGTTCCCATCAGTGAAGCCTATGCCAGGTCGAGTCTGTACAACGCCCGACACAATACTGGCGCAGCTGTTGGCCTGGATCGCTTTCCACCCCAAACCGTGGGCGAAGAAGCTGGCGTCCCGGTAATACTGGTTGGTGCCTATGGTGATATGTCGGCGGCGCTCAAGGCGGATTCCGCGATAAGAGCAGTTCATGTGGTTGTTGTCGATGAATCCGCCTGGTTTGGACGGGTTTGAGTCACAGACAATGCCCTCCCATGACCCCACGATCTCACCATCGTGGATCGAGAAACCCTCGGCAAAATCCGATGCCCGAATGCCGGTACGCACCCCCCGGATCTTGTAGGCGCTGATATCCATGTTCACGACACCTCGCGCGCCCTTCATCAAGATCCCTTCATCCACTGGCTGTCCGGCATCAGCATTCTGTGCGACGTAGGGCCCCTGGATGAAGAATCGCTGAATCATGCCGCTACCTGCGTCCCCAATGAGCATATGTGCAGCGTTGCCGGAGATGCCGCGAAGGGCGAAGTCGGTGAACGACCAGCGCTGTGTGCGTGTGAACGCGTCGGTGTTCGCTGGCGTCATCACCCCTGCAGCGCCAAAAGAACCGATATTGTAGGCCGTCAGCATCGCAAAACCGCCCAGGTTGTAGGAGGTGGCGCGATAGGTGAACTCAATACCAATGGCGCCAGGCTCTCCGGCATAGCTGAGGAAGGTTGCACCCGCACCAGAGCCGATAAGAATGACGTTGCCTGGCACCTTCAGACCGGTGATGACGTAGTTTCCTCGCGGAAAATAGACGAATCCGCCGTTACTGGAGGAAACGGCATTAACTGCAGCCTGAACCGCCGCAAAGTCGTTAGTCACCCCATCGCCTTTTGCGCCAACAAGTTTTACGTTTATGCCGTAGGTGCCATCAGGCACGAGCGCAAGAAGGGAAGCCGCACTAAAACGCTTCGTCACGTTCTGCTGAAGGCCGAATAGCGTATCGTCTAGCCCGATATCACTGGCTACCGGCAGCTCCGAGCCCTTCTTCAATTTTTCGACCATTGGTATCTACTCGGTTGTCAGGCCGAAGCCGTCTTCAGTTGTCAGAATGAAATCATCCTGCGTGGTCAATATGTAGGTTTCGTACAGCGGCCATTCGCGGTTCATGGCCAAGTCAAACAGACCGGACTCTGCTACGAAGTCGGGGAACTCACCCCATTCAGCCGGCATGATTGCGCGTTCACGCAATTCGAGCTCTGCTGTGATTGACCAGTGGTCCGGGCCGACACGCGCAGGGCCTTTATAAACATCGGTGAACCGGCAGGTGTACTCGGTCAATCCGAGCGAAGGGTGATCCAGAGGCATCTCGAACCATTGGCTGCCATCTACCAGTTGCTCGCGCCACCACACGATAAAGGCGCGGGCTTGCGCGCTGCTGAATAGCCAGGATACGGAGGCGCCTTCGGGAACATTGGTGAACCGCCTGCGCTGTCGAGCCCGGCCACTGTCCAGGTCCGAGCGTTGCAGCGGGCTAACCAATTGGTAGCTGCGTCCACTGTGTAGGCCGAGCGGCAGCGATTTGGGGTACTGGATCGGCATCAGTCGGGCGCCCTGGAGTCATCATCATAGTAGACACGTGCATCATACCCGATTCCCGATACAGATGCGCTATCGTAGCCGCTTGGGCTAACTTCGGTGACCAGCACACGGTAGGTCCAACGGTCGACCGGACCGAACAGAATATGCGGCGGCTCCTCGACCCATTCGACCTCGGGTGTAAAGTCCAGCATCGGCACAGTCAACCGGTAGTCATCGACGCGGGTTGCTGCATAGGGCCCGCTTACCGTCCCATCTGGACGGCGCAACGCAACGACGTAAGCCGTGGGTCCGGACCAGTCGAGCGGCTCGCTGGACTCAAGCAGCACCATGTTGTTGCCTGACGTCCAGCCCACCAATATGGCTGACTGGCCATAGCCAGGCACATCGTCGGCGACCGCACAGTATGACCAGTAGCGGCTGTTCAGCGCGTCCATCTCGGTCGACCAGTTGTAAGTATCACGCCGGTAGACCTGGGCGCGGCGCCGGCGCATCCCGAGCTGGTAGGCCTTGTCCCGGTCGATCACACCGTCGGCGTTGATCTTTTCCAGCTTGCGGCCGGCGGGCTCGCTAGGCAGCTGGCAGTTGACCGTGGTTTCCGCCCAGGTCAGCCGGTCCGTGTAGGTCACCTGCACGCCGTCGTAGTCGTCCGGGCTCGGCATGGCCACATCGCGACTCAGGCTGCGCGTCATATTCTGCGGCGTGTACATGTGCTCAAGAGTGCTGCGCGGCTCATCGCGTACCGGGCGGATCATGCCGCGGTCGATGGTGAGCTCGGCGAAGCCCGCATTGAGCATCGAGTTGATCACCTCCTTGGCAGTCGACTCTTCCGTGATGTTCTTGTTGAAGGTGTCGGCGCGCTGGCGCCAGATGCCATCGCCGAGCCGATCGAATTCAAGCAGGTCCAGATCGTTGTCGGCGTAGCCGAGAGACTTGGCCACATACATGGCGGCTGGCGCGATCTCTCGGGTCGGCATCTTCGCCTGCCAGATCCCGTTGTGCCGATAGGGCAGAATGCGCGTAGCGATCACATGCACCAGGCTTTCGGTCTGGGCGGCTATTCGGTCCGACACAAGGCAGCGTAGGCCCATGACGGTTACGCCGGGATAGCTGGTGGGCGCGCGCAACTTGGCCCGAAGTCCGTACCATTGGATAGTGTCGTGAAACTCCAGGCTGGTGCCGAAGGGCAGATTCTTGCGCACCCGCAACTGCGGCCGCATCATGTAGGGCAGAGTCAGGTTGGTGGTGTAGCCACCCTGATCCAGGGTGTTGTTGGTGTGCACGTAGTCGATCGAGGTGATCGGCGCGGCGTCACCCAGCGCGGCGTCACGCCACTGGAGCGTGTAGTAGGCGCCAAGGCTGACCACGTTGCCCGTGCTACCTACCTGGCAAAGGCCTTCCGGAAAGAACATATCCCATTGCACCTGCTGGGTCAGCTCGTTCTCGGGGCAGGCCGCAAACCACCCACGCCAGCCGCCCTCGATGTTCTCCGGGCTGACCTGTATGCGCGCGCTTGAAGTGGTCAGGTTATTGAAGCCAGGGAAACTTGAATCGGTACTCCCTGCAGAATCCAGCCGATCGACGGTGATCGTTGCTCCGGAGATGCTCGTGATCCGAAAGCGCAAGCCCTGCGGGCCGATCGCCGCCAAGCCCTGACCGGTAGTCATCTGGTTGGCGGGACTTCCATCGGCGTAGTTGAGGGTCATCGATTGACCCATCGGATCGTAGCCTGCTACCTGATAGATTCCGGCATTGACTCCGCTTACCTCGATTGTGTCGCCAGTTTCAGGGGCGAGCATTGACAGCGGGCCGTTCACCACGTCGCGCGCACCGCTGCCCCCGTCCGTGACCGTGTAGGTGTAAGGCGCTTCAACACGTAGAACAAGCCCGACTTCCCAGTCGGTAGGGAAAGCAACATTGCCGCTGATCGAGTAGCCGCTGAAGGTGAAAGTGGTAGCGTCTGGAAATTGGGTAACCGAAGTGGTCGCAGTCAGTTCAAGCCCGGCCGCACCCGTCGAGCTGGAGCCCACCTCGGGTGCGGTATGCCACCACTCGAACGCCTCGTTGTTGCCTACGAACTCGCCGGGGCCGTAGAACTGGTAGCTGGCGTCACTGCCGAAAGACAGTAGCGGCGTATCGCCTATGCGCACGTTGTTGGCAAATATCTGGTACTCGCCTTTTCCCACGCACAGAGCCAGCTCCAATTGCTGCTCGCGGTAATCGGAGAAATACTTGTGCGAGGGCAGAAGGTAGTCGGGGTAGATCTTGGACAGGCCGAATGCCTCACGGATCGGGTCGCCCAGCTTGACCTTGTTGCCCTTCGCGCTACCTTCCGAGAGGCTGTCACCGGTGCCGGGGGCGTTCGGCGTGCCCGGTAGCTGTGGCATCAGCATGCTGAAGACTGCCTTGACGCCGGCGAACAAGGCAACGGTGATCGAGAAGGGGTCGGCACCCTTCGGCTCGACACAGATAACCAGATCGTCGCGGCTGCCGAACGCTGTCCCGGCCCACTGATTCTCGAAGATCAGGTCACCGTTCAGCTTGACGCTGACGCTGCCGGCAGGAGGTAGACCGCCGTCCTGCTCGAACCATTCGACGATGCTCATGCGCCGGTCGGTCTGGTACTCGTCGCACAGGCCGTCAGCTTCGAGGGTCAGCTTGTTCGGGTAGACTCTGATCACGATAGAAGATCACTTTGAAGTAGCGTTGGATGAAGTCGTGCGTCCACATCCAGCGTGGCCCGCTCGCCGGGTTGGTTTCCAGCACCGCAAGTCTACCGTCAATCGTGACCACCACGCCAACGTGGATCATGAGTTTGCCGCGAAAGACCGCGGCGATCGCCCCTTCGCATGGCTCGCAGACTTCAAGCCCAGAGCTGACCCGCTCGTACTCGTGCGCCATGGCCAGCGGGGTGTGCCGAGTGGTGCCCCCGAGCGACGGCAGGCCGGGCAGGCCCATTTCTTCTCGGACGAGCATCACCTGGCCCCAGCAGTCATGAGCGGCCATTGAGCGCCCACCGTCCAGGTAGGGCACGCTCAAGTACTTCTCGACGTCGATAACCATCAGAGGTATGCCAACCCCGGAGCGAACTCAAGTGTGTACCGATCGCGCGGCCAGGCGCTGTTGATCAGGTCGAAGTAACCGAGCGTCAGGTTCACCGTTGTCCCTTCCATGTTGGCGTTGAGCACCTTGGCGACGTATGGCCGCTCGGCCGGTGCGCTCAGGTCCGATTCGAGGTAGAGGTAGAGCGTCACGGTAATCTGCGCCTGTGCTTCCTTTGCCAGGTCGATCAACCGTTGAGCATCGCCCCGGACATTATCGACCGCCAGACCGAACGTCTGGTTGCCGTCGTTGGACTTCTTGGGTAGGGAAACATCGAGCCCGGCGGCAAGATAGGTGACCGACTGGCCGTTCTCGTCGCCGGCCGTCAGGTTCTCGAACCCTGCGCAGATAAGCGTCGCCTCGCCCCAAGCCCCAGAGTTCAGCTTGACGGCCGGGATGATCACATCCTTGCCGCCGCTGGCCCGTACGATATCCAGGATACTCATGTGCCGCGCCTCTTGGTGCCGGTCCCGGTGCTGATGGCCTTACTGGTCTGGCCACCGTTCATGTAGTCGTCGATGAACACGTCGATAATTTCCTGGCGGTCCATCTGCTTGCTGCTGGTGCGCACATTCGAACCGTTGTTGTTGTGGATGTTGACCGTGGTGCCAGCGCCGCCCGAGCCCGCCGCGCCGTTGGTGGCATCTCGGTTGCTGACCACCTCACCGCGCATGTTCGGGATCATATACTGTTGACCGCCGGCGTTGAAGACTTCAGGTGCACCGCCCTCGTTGACCCGGTACATGGTGCCTGCGTTGACCGGGCCGCCCGCCTTGCGGCCACCACCGAACAAACCGGTGATTGCTGGCAGCACGGCCGCGACTGCTGAGAGGCCCACACCCGCGGCGCCCCCGAGTGTGCCGATACTCGCTGCGGCGGCGGCGGGGGCCCAGGCAGCTGCGGTTGCAGCCCCTTGCGCGGCACTCACTGCGGCGGCCGCGCTGCCCGCAGAAGACTGGATAGCGAGGTTTTTCAGGTATTGCACGCCCACTTGTACCAGCGAGCCGACCACCTCGTTGAGCAGCGCCTGGCCCAGTTGCTGGACTGCCTCCTGACCATTGGTGGCGCCGGTTAGCAAACCGGTGAACGCCTGCGTACCGGCAGCCTGCACCTGGTTGAGCGTGCCAATCAATAGCGCATTGCCTTTCGACTGCTGGGCGAACCGCTGCTCTTCCAACTGCTGCATGGTGGCTGCGTGCTCGGCGTCCAGCTGGCCTTTCAATTCCAGGTATCGCTGATCGCTGAGCAGCTTCGCATCGTTCAACTGCTGGTACTTGGCCAACTCGGCCTCGTAGCCCTGCTGGGCGCCAACAATCGGGTCGACCTGGCCGAGCAACTGCTGGTTGGACTTGGCCTGCTGCGCAGCTATTAGCGCTTTGGTAAGACGTTCGACTTCGGCCACATCCTCCGGGCTGGCGAACTTGTTGAGTTGCGCTTTGGCCTGAGCGACGGCCAGTGCCTCACCCTGCAACGAAGCGTAGGCCAGTGCCTCCGCCATACGCTGGATCGTTCCCTGATTTTGCTCATAGCCGCGGCGTGCTTCCTCATTCTCCTGTTTGATTGCATTGGCCGCTTCCGTACTTGCCTGCTTGGCGGCATTCACACCGTCGGTTTTAGCCTTCTGCCGAGCTTTCTCCGCTTCCGCGAGCTGGTAGTTGCTGGCAGCGATCTCCGCGATCTGTTTGCCTTCTGCGCTATCGGCGGCCACGTTTGCGGCTTGCAGGGCAGCCAGAACTGCACGCGCCTCGCCTTGCTTGTTGAGCAAATCGGTCTGCTGCTGAAGCGCCTTGATGGCCTTCTGGCCATCGGTGGTGGTCTTGGGCGCGTCGGTGCCGGACTCACGTTTCGCTTGCTCTGCAGCCTCTTTTTTCAGGCGTTCAATGTTGGCGTCCCGCAGAGCCCCCAGTTGCTTTTCCACCTCGGCGAGTTGCTCACGCGCCTTGACCTGACCAGGCATATTCTGGCGCCAAGTGCCTTCTGCCTGCGTGATCGATGCCTGCAACTTCTCGCGCTCTACCAGCAGCGCGTTGAACTTTTCCTGGTCGGTAGGATTGAACAACTGCCGAGTGCCTTTAGCCAGGGCATCGAGTGCTTTTGCCAAGCGCTGCGAGGCGCCCAGGGCCTTGTCGATCTCGCTGGCCGCTGCAGCGAACGCGATCTGGACTGCGTTGCCAGCATCGGCGGCACTGCGCGGCAACTTCTTGAACTCGGTGTCCACGGCCGTTGTGCGGCCCAGCAGCAGGTCAAACAGCAATTCGGCACTAATCTTGCCGTCGAGCATCGCCTGGCGGAATTCGCCCATGGACATGCCCGCTCCCGCTGCCAACTGACGGATCAATTCAGGCGTCTGCTCTGCGATGCTGTTGAACTCCTCGGCGCGCAGCGTACCGCCTGCCAGGGATTGGCCCAACTGGCGTAGCGCGTTGGCGGTCTCTTCGGCGCTGCTGCCACCGATCTTGCCAATCTTCTGCAGGGTGTCGGTAAGCGATACGACCTCTGCATTGGTGGCACCGAGCGATTTGAGGCTAGTGGTCAAGGTTTCCCACAGCTTGACGGTGTTGGGCACGGTTTGGCCGGTGTTCGCAGCAACCGTGAGCAGGGACTGATAGGTTGTGGTCGCCGTTGCCAGATCCGGGGAGAGCCGGGCAATACGGTTCTGCAACAGCGTGAACTCGCCTGCAGCCCTGGCTAGGTTGGCCAGCGATTGGGCGGTGATGAGACCGCCAATCAGGGCCGCAAGAGGGGTTAGACGGGTGGCAAATCCACTGGCGGAATTCCCGGCTTTGCGCTGCGACTGGTCTAGCTTGTCCAGGCCGGTGCCCGCACCCTTGGCGTCACGGCCCAACTCTACGACTGCCTTGTCCGCCGCGTCCACGCCAGTAGTTGCGCCCTTGGCGTCCCGGCCTAGGTCCACGAGTGCGGTCCCGGCGGTATCGACACCCGTCGTTGCGCCCTTGGCGTCCCGGCCTAGGTCAACCAACGCCCCTCCAGTGCTGTCAACAGCCTTCTCCGCACCCTTTGCGCCCTTGTCTACCTTATCGAAAGCGGCGTTTAGGTCGTCCAGGCTATCGACTGCACGTTTGCCGGCGTCGATCAGGCCTTCAGTCTTGGCATCGACGGTGTAAAAGATGCCGCCAGCATTCTCTGCCATTTACTTTTTCCCCGACCGACGAGCTGCGTTGATTTGTTCAAGTCGCGACATTGTAGCGTCATAGTCGGCAGCCGTGTGAGGCTTTGGTCCCGGAGGAGGCGGGTATTTGGAGCGCATGACGCGAACGAAAGTTGTCATTGTCAGGTTCCAGGCGGCGTCCTCGCCCATGCCGAGATGAGCCATGGCCGTGCCGACGTACTGTATGCAGTGAAACTCCTTGAGGAACTCACCGCCGCGTTTGTCGACCTCTTCCGGCTCCACGTCACCTAGAACACCATGCCGGATCATTGCCTGGGCCAGCGCAATAATATCCCGCATCGGCATCCGACCGGGGCTGTAGACGATGCGCCCGCGGCCAGTTGGCACCATGCCGCCCAGCAGCTCGGTCAGATCCTGTTCGCCCGCGCAGGCGTAGAGCACGGTCAACGCCCGATCGAACCGCTCACGGCGGAATGCGCGCGCAGCAAGTGGATCGGCGGGCTCGTCACCGAGCAATAGCGCCGTCGCTTCGATGATCTCTTTGGGGCTGCCGATCTGCGAGATGTGAAAAAGGGACGGCCGCAACAGGTACGAACGTCCCTCGATTTCAATCCCGACTTCGCCTACCGAAGTCAGGGCAGGCATTACGGCACCACTGGGGTGTCGGTAATCACCAGACCGAACGGCGAGTAGGCGGCCATGGCTTCGAACGAGCGGGTTACCACGTCGGTGGTCGGCGCCGACAGGGAGATGTTGGTGATGACCATGAAGCACTCGTAGGTCACGTCAGGGCCGGTCATGCGGATCCAGGCGTAGGGCTTGCCGCCGGTGGCCGCACCGAAGGCAACGTGTTTGACCAGGGCGATCTGATTGACCTGGCCGACCACGTCGCTGGAGCGAGCCACGAGGTCGCCGCTGATCGAGAAGTTCAGGTAGCTGGGCGCGGTCTCTTTGATGTTGCCCACCGACAGGTCGGAAGTCGGATCGATCGTGTCCCATTCCAGGGTGACTTCCTTGCTGGTGAAAGCACCGATGGGGATATAGTCGTCGCTGTCCGGCTTCACGTCACCGCAGCCGGCGAACCACTCGATGGTGTAGTCCTTGCCGGTCATCGGCTGATTTGCACATACTGGCATTGTCTTGCCCTCTGCATAGATAAAGGAATGCCCGAGAGGGCGCCTAGCATACTACCACATCAGCTGCTAGCCACCTCAATGTTCAATTCGATCCAGGGGCGCTCTTCGGTCGTGAAATTCGGACCCATCGGTGCTGCCATCAAGCGCAGGCTGAACGCCTCACATCCCTGGCGGAACTCCTCGATCAGCCGGGTGCGGATGGTGTAGGCCAAGTTGCGGATGAACATCATGTCCGAGCCGCCCTTTTGTGGCCCAACCAGCAGCACCCGCACCGAATCGAAGAAGACGCCAGGGTCAGCCCCTGTACGCCCGCCGGTACTGGTCAGAAAGCACAGTCGCTTCTTGGCATTGGCCGGCGTGTCCTGCCAGCGGCCCTGCTGGAACTCAAAGCCATACGCTGACCAACTCGGATCAGCCTCCAGCCATTGCTTGACGATATCGGTCGGGGGCGTGCTCATAGCTTCATGTTCCTGATGATCGCGGCCTTGATATCGTCCAGGCCGTCACGTTCGAAGCCCTTGGTCAGGAAGCCTGGCTCCGCGCCGTTCGGCCCGAGGCTGCCGTCCCACACGTTGCCCAAGCTGGCCGGGTGGCGCGGTGTGTCGGTGCCCTTGAGCGTGCCGGGCGCCTCGTGCACCGCCGCAGCATATGCCGCCGTGTAACCGTAGGTGCCCGACCAGCCTTCGGCGGTGCGCTCGACGCGGCGGAACCGGCTGTTCACCAACGTGCCCAAGGCCATCGGGGTGAGTGCATCAGCATTACCACCGCCAATAATCATCACCTCAGTCAGGCACTTCTCGGTCATGGGCCCGGCGATATCCTCGAAGACCCGCTGCAGGCCGGAGCGGACTGCGTTCATTCCGCGCACAGGCATCAGGTCACCGTCCGGTAGTCGGGCACATCGGCGAACATACTGCAGTCCCATTCCATGTGGCTGCGGATCTCCTGCCAGTCGGTCTCGGCAACCGTATTCAGCTTGATCAGGTCGAGGTGCTTGGGCCGTGCGTCTTCGGACCAGATGATGTAGGCGCTCACGAACTCGGTGCCATCGGCCGCCGTCATCTCCTTTGACTCAGCCGCCCAGGTGCACGCGATCTCGTAGGGCTCGCCGTAGACCGGCACCCGCGTATAGCCGTCTTCATTCAGCCAGGGGCGCACGGTGGCCGTGTTGGTGTATGACCAGCGCGCGATTGAGCTCATTCGCAGGGCTTCCCGATGAAGAACGCGCAATTGGCCGCGTCCGGGTCGTCTGGTATCAGGCCGCTCATGCAACCGTACTTGTCCAGGTTGCGCAGGAGACCGGTGTACTGCTTGTACCCCTGAGCGAGCGTGCCGAACGAATATGACTGCGAGGCGCCGGACGGTGCGCGCTGCTGCGTGACCATGCGGTTGGGCTGCATGATGCCGAGCAGCGCCAGAATGTAGTACTTGATCAGCCCGGCCGTACCCGCGTCATAGTTGGCGTTCAGGCACATGTCGGCAGCGTTGATCTGGTTGACCAGAAGCTGCAAGAGCGGATCGGGAACGGTCACGCCGAGCGAGGCTAGAAACGTGCGGGCATCGGCTAGGGTCAGTTCCACGGGCGGCTCTCCAGGTAATGGCGATAGGTTACCCCGCCGGCCGACTAAAGGCAAAAGTAGTGCTTGACGTAGCTGTCAAAGACGGATAACTTAGGGCCTATCAACCAACGGAGTGATCCACATGGGCATGTACACCGAGATTTTTGTAAAAGTTGAATTTAAGCCGGAGTCGCCAGAGCTTTTTATTGACTGCTTAAAATGGCTGGCGGGGGTAGGCGAAAAACCCAAAGCGCTCCCCGAGCACCGGTTGTTTTCTTTACCCCGTTTCGAGCAGGTGCTTACCTGCTCCAGCTATTACCACCAGCCTCGCGCTACCACGCAGATGTGGTTCGACGACATTGCGGGCCAATGGTACCTCTGCAGTCGTTCGGACCTGAAAAACTACGACGGAGAGATCGCAGCTTTCTTCGACTGGATCAAACCTCACGTCGACTGCAATCCCGGAGCTTTTATCGGCTATTCGCTCTATGAAGAAGACGATAGCCCTACCCTCGTATTCGCGGAGCAATGATCTATGAACCGTAAAATGGCCACCTACTGGCCCGATGAAGCGCAACGCCTGGCCGCCGAGAACCGCGAGCTGCGCGCCACACTCTACCGGCGCAACTGCGCGATCGGCTTCTACCAGGCGCTGTCCGTTGTGGCGGTGCTGGGCTGCATACTGCTGGCGACGGGGGTGTGACGATGGACGTGCTAAAAGAAGCGCAACGGACCATGGCCGCTCACTTGGGCAGGCTTGAGACTGAAGCGATTACGCTGGCGCTGTGCAAAGCGCTTGGGCTTGAAGACTGCAACCCGTACGATTATATCGGCCGTATGGGCGCCCAAATACGCGGCTCCGGTTTACGGGTGGTGTGGCTTGACGGCAAGGAACTGCTTGCAATTTACCCGGTTAAAACCGAGTGGGCGCAAGATGAAATGCAATGTACGCTGCAGACCAAGTATCTGTGGGTCGAGCAGGCAACAAAAAGCCCCGACTAGCGGGGCTCTTCGATCAGCGTGCCGGGCGGCTTACTTGTTGTCGCCCTTGGCCGCTTCCAGCAGCTCGGATGCCTGGGCGTTGGCGTCGTCGAGGATCTTCTGGGCTTGAGCTTTCGCGCCCTCGATGATCTCCTTCGCCTTGCCCTTGGCTTCCTTCTCGGTCAGCTCTTCACCGGTGACCAGCTCACGGCCCAGGGGGCGCGTGCGGCTGACCAGCAGTTCGGAGGTAGGCTTGCCGTCATCACCGACTTCCAGGGTCAGCACGTCGCCGCGCTTGGCCTGTGGGTACTCGGGATGACCGACCAGGGTGCCGATCAGTTCGAACTTTGCAGTCTTCTTGCTCATGCCGATGCTCCATAAGCTACGCCCGCGCGACCCGCCTGGTCTGCCTTGATCAGCAGGCCCGAAGCGCTCCAGGTCATCCAGTGGTAGTCCGCGAACGGCACCTGACGAGGAATCGGGGTGGTGTTGATGGCCATGCCGGTGATCGGCTGGATGTAGGCACTGTTCAGCACTGCGCCGATCATCTGGTTGCCGGTCAGCAGCCAGCTGGTTTTGATCGCAGCCACGCCGGGAGTGTCCGCCAACAGGGCGGTGTAGAACGACCGGTCCATGGTGGTGGCGCCGCTGGTGCGGGTCAGGTTGGTCTCGATCTCCGAGGAGATGTAGACGGTGATCGGCGCGGTCACGCGGTTGTCCGGGCCGCGCAGGGCGCGAACGAACGTAGCGAACTGAGCTTGCAACTGGGCGTAGGTAGCGGCCGGGCTGGTCATGTCCTGGGTCAGGGTCACGGCCAGGGTGTTCGGGTTGTTCTTGATCCCGTACGAGTTGGCGCCCTGGTAGTTGATCAGCGGGTTGCCGTCGATCATGTTCACCGTCATCAGACGAATGACTTCGCGCACCGAAGCGGCTTGCAGGTCGGCAACGTCGTCGGAGCCGATGCTGCGCTGGCCTTCCAGTTCGCGCCACTGCTTGCCGAAGCTCTTCTGGTGGATCGGGATCACGATACCGTCGTAGTCGGTCGCCAGATCGCCCATCAGCTTGGTGGTCTGACCGGTCAGCGAGGTATCACCGACGTCCATCGCGCCGATGCGCTTGTAGGCGGCGACCAGCTTGCCGATCGAGACCGAGCGGCTCAGCGCCATCACGTCGTTGAACAGTGGGTCGGATTCCTGGCCGATCAGCTGCACTGTCTGGTTGTCCAGATCGAGCCACGCTTTTTCGTCCAGATCCGGCAGGGCATTGACCTGCAAGCCGTGGTTGAGCGCCAACGAACGACCGCCCGAGTAGGCGACCTGGCGCAACAGCTCGCGCTGTTCGTACTGGGAGCGTGCCGCCGCGCTGGCGTTGACGACACGAGAGTTCAGAATCAGCGACATTATTTGATCCTCATGTCGATCAGGGTATCGACTGCGGCACCGGCCGAGGCGAATACCGAATAGCCGATCACCGGCTCGGTTGCAGGGACTGCCAGGCGCACACGGCCCGCAGCATCCATGGTCAGGGGGCTGTCGGCGGCCAGGGTCTGGCCAGCGGCCACGCGCACCAGGTACACGTCGCGACTGCGCGGAATGTAGCCGAACACGGTCTCGCCGGCGGCGTAGACGTAGGTCAGCGGGTTCTTGTGCATCGGGGCGTTGGCCACGTACACGTAGACGCCCGGCGCGGCGGCGGTTGCCGTCTTGGCCAGAGTGGTCGCGGTACGCACCAGCAGGTTACCGGCGATGATGCCGGCGGCTGCGGCAGGCAGCTCGATCACTTGAGGGGTGTTCTCTTCAACGCCCCCGCGATAGATTTTACGCTTTGGGCCGATATCAATAGGCATCGCGTGTTACTCCGGGAGTTGGGTTGGCTTGAACTTGCCGTCTTCCGAGCGATTGCCCGTGAAGCCCGACACGATGCCTGCAGCACCGACCAGCTTGGCGTGAGCCTGATCCAGCGCGTTGCCGGTCAGTGCATCGGCCACTTCCTGGCCCAGCTTCTCGGCCACGACCGAACGCTTCTCGGCTTCAGCAGCGCGGCTGTTGGCGGTCAGGCTGTCGCTCAGCAACTTCTGGTTGGCTTGCAGATCGCCGACGGCGGTAGCGACCGGATCCAGCATGGCTTTTACCGCCGCCAGGGTTTCGGTCTGGTTGGCGGCAAGCAGCGCCGCAAGTTCTTTAGGATCCATATCGTTTTCGCCCTCGGCGGTTGGTGTGGTGTCAGGCTCGGAGTTTACACCTAATTTGAGCCATTGCAAAAATCTATCGAACATGCCCTGTTCATTCAGTGTGAGCGGGGTAGCATCCTCGACGCGCAGGTTGTTGACCATCAGGCCGACGCCATCATCAGGTGTGGCCGCGCCGATCTCGCCGATCAGGATGGCGTCATGATCCATCACCATGTTGCGCGCCGTGCCGCGGTAGGCCTTGCCGTTCGCTGACTTTCCGTTTGCGGTGAGATCTGCTTGCAGGAAGATGCCGGTCGATGTATGGATCGGCTCACCCTTGTCCAGCGCTTCGAGCAGCTTGCGGCCGCCCTCGGTGTTGGCGGCGTACTCCTCATCGATCCACTTTTCCAGGAACACTCGCTCGCCCCGACGCTCCACGTTACGGTTGAACGCGCCAATGTGGTGGGCATTGATCGCCTCGGCGGTGTTGGCCGGGACGTAGGTGCCGTCGAGCGTGGGGTGGCCGAGTGGCGCCAGCTTGCCTTCCAGGCCCTTGTAGCTCTTCTCGATCTCGGCGTGCGGATAGAGCAGGCCATTCATGATCACGTCGTCCGGCAGCGTGTAGCTGGGGATCACGGTATGCGGCCGGCCGTTGTGCATCACGCCGCGACGGATCTGGGCGTTGTTGACGGTGGCGCTAAGATTGACGCGCAACTGCTCGGGCTCGGCGGAGCTATTGACGTGCAGCACGCTGAGCACGGGGACATGAGCGGCAGGCATGGCCAGGTCGCGGAAGAAAGATCGGATTCGTTTGAACATGGGAAGGGCCTCTAATAGACTGCCGCTATCCTACGCCCAAAAGAAAACCCGCGCTAGGCGGGTTCTCATTGCCGTCTTTCCGGCTGTCAACGATGGTCTTTCTTCACCCTGGGCTGTTGGGCGCTTTCGCTTGCGCGAAGCCCACTCGTTTCCACATCGTACAGGGCCTGCTCGGTTGCAGATGGCCGGTCTAAGCGTTGCACTTGCCCCGCTGCGGCTGTCTATTCATCTGCATCTGGCAGTGCTCTCCACTTTGCTCAGTCAAAGCCCGAACTCAGTATTGGGAATCCGAAAGCACTCTCAGATAGAGACGTTCCGCATGTGCGGGCACTTGGCGTTGGTTGATCAAATGCCTTCATATTCGTCATTGGGCTTCATATCTTTTCCTTACAAACAAATTGGCACCGAGGCACTCCCCCTCAGTTGATCGGATTGTTTTAGCTCCAGGTCGCGATTGCCCTTCAACGCTATCCGAGGTCCGATGCCCCAGCCCGATCTAAGTTATTCGCCTTTGTGCTGCTTGTCAACCCCGTCCGTGCTAACCTGTCGCCAACTCAACGCCACCGGACGCCCGTGCATGGATAACCTACGAATGGCAGTCAATGCCGCCCTCAACCAGCAGTCGATTCTCACCTCCAACTTCCGCGCCGGATTGGTGGCGCAGATGGGCTCCGACGACAAGCGCAAGTACGCCTGGCAGGAGTACGGCTGGAAGACCGACCTGGACTTCAACGACTTCTACAACCTCTACGACCGTCAAGGCGTGGCGTACGGCGTGGTCAACCTGCTGAACGACAAGTGCTTCGAGACCAATCCGTGGGTGATCGAGGGCGATGAGTTCGAAGAGAAGCGCCCCGAGACGCCCTGGGAGAAGGAGTTCCGCCTGCTCGCCAAGAAGACCAAGCTCTGGCACGCCTTCAAGACGGCCGATCAATACCGGCTGGTCGGACGCTTTGCAGGGCTGATCCTGCGCATCGCGGACGGCAAGGCCTTCGATCAGCCGGTCAGCGGCGGCACCGCGGTGATCCGCGAGATTATCTGCGCGTGGGAAGGCCAGTTGGTGGCCGACGACACGATCACCGACGAGGGCAGCGAGTTCTACGGCCAGCCCAAGTTCTGGCAGTACAAGGAGGGTGAGGTCAAGCCCGGCAAAGACGCCCCGCCGCCGCGCAACCTGAAGATCCACCCTGACCGCATCATCATCCTGGGCGACTGGCGCGCCGGGCGCAGCTTCCTGAAGGCCGCGTACAACGCATTCACCAACCTGGAGAAGGTCGAGGGCGGCAGTGGCGAATCCTACCTGAAGAACGCCGGCCGGCAGATGCATGTCAACTACGACAAGGACGTCAACCTGGCGCAGATTGCTCGCGACTACAAATTGGACGGCGTAGCCGAGCTGCAGAAGCTGTTCAACGAAGAGGCCCGCGACCTGAACAACGGCGGCGATCGTCTGATGGTCACGCAAGGCGCCACAGCCACGCCGCTGGTATCTGCTGTCGCTGATCCGTCGCCGCACTACGATATCAGCATCCAGACCGTAGCCGCATCGACCGGTCTGCCCGCGAAGGTGATCGTCGGCATGCAAACCGGTGAGCGCGCCAGTGTCGAGGACCTCAAGCAGTTCAACAAGCGCGGCCAGGGTCGACGTGAAGGTCCATTGGCTATGGACGGTAATCAGATCGTCGAGCACCTGGTGCGCATCAAGGCCATTACGCCCTCACCGAAGGGCGAGACGACCTTCATGTGGGACGACCTGACCGAGGCCACGCTGTCCGAGAAGCTCGCCTTTGCTGACCAGATGGCCACGATCAACCAGAAGAACGCCGGCACCGGTGAGCCGCCGGTCTACCTGACCGCCGAGATGCGCGAGGTGTCCGGCTACGAGAATGACGCAGCGGTCGATTCCGCGCGAGCCGATATCTTGCCGGACGCTGAGCCCGAGGTGATCGAGTAATGGCCCGCTCGCCGGTACTGCCAACCAACCTGAGCGACCCGACCGGCACGGATGCCAAGGAGCGGGCCGCTATGGCCGAGTTCAATCGCCGGGTGCGCCGCTGCCGTGATGCCTACCTGACGCTGCTCGACAAGATCGAGTTCAACCAGGTCACCGTCAACGCCGAGCGCTACGAGTTCCGAACGCTGCCGAGCATTCTCGCCCAGTTGCTGGAAGAGACCGGGCGGCTGGTCGACCAGCTGCTCGGCGTCGACAACCTGCGCAACTGGTTCACCGTTGGCTATGTGATCCCGGCCTACGAGAAGGGCGCCGCACAGGGTTGGCGGAATCTGGGCATCCAGTCGACCGAGTACCAGGCGCTGCGGCCCACACTGCAAAGCCTGCTGCTCTCCGAGCCATACCAGAACCGCATTGGCCTGATCCGGGCGCGCGAGTTCGAGCTGATGAAAGGGCTGTCGGCCAGTGTCAAGCAGGGGCTGAGCCAGCAGCTTACCGCCGGCCTGGCCCAAGGCATCGGCCCGCGCGAGATCGCCCGCAACATCACCAAGCAGACCGGCATCGAGGAGCGCCGCGCGGCCCTCATCGCTCGGACGGAGATCAACCAGGCGCTGCGCACCGCGCGACTCGATGAGACGCAGGACGCCGCGAGCCGCCTGCAGATCAAGGTCAAGGTGCTGCATATCAGCGCCCTGTCGCCGACAACCCGACCGACGCATGCGGCCCGAAGCGGTCAGCTATACACCGTGGCCGAAGAGCGGGATTGGTATGCGCAGGATGGGAATGCCGTCAACTGCAAGTGCACTTCCAGCGAGGTGCTGGTCGACGATCAGGGCCAGCCGCTGAGCAAAGGACTTGTCGATCGGTTGCGCAAAGCGAGCGAGTCGTGGAAGGCGAGGCAGGAATCCTCAGAGTAGAATGTTGACGCCGTATAGCTTGACGAGAAAGTCGGAGACGCCCGCGGCTTTTAGAATCTCTCGCTTCTTGGCGTCAAGACGCCTCCAGGGATCATCATCGGGGAAATTGCGAAGCACTTCGAGCATCCGGTAATCGGCACCGACATAAAGTGGCCCGAGAGTCACGTCGTAGGCCGCCATCCTCGAATCGAGATTGACATAGTGGAGTGTCACATCGTTCCCGTGAATCATGACGCATTCCACAATAGCTACGGCCTTGCCCTGGCGTACCTGGGCGTCCGCATTGTAGTGGCAAGCGTGGTTGAAAAAAGGCCCATCAATGCTTTGAGAGCATTCGACATAGAGCTTCTTCGGGTACGCCAAATCACAGTAACAGCGGATCTTTTTCTGCAAGTGCTTGAGCAGCATCGGAGTTTCCTTCAATACAAGGAGTGACCGTCACTCCTTGTCGGTTCATCGGTTGGTGACTGTCAGCTACCGGCCAGAGGTCGACCAACTGCGCCGTGTACAAATTCCCGGATCGCGCTTGCGGCTCGACACTTCGTCAGCTCCGACTTGCCCCACTCGCTCTGGTCGAACTTCTCCGAGCCAGCCTCGCACGTAGCGTCAATCAACCCTTCGGCCAGCTCCCCTTGCAACTTGGCCTCGACGACCATTCGCTGGCCGTAGAAGGCGACCTTCTCGGCGTTGTACAGCGCATCGCAGTCGGCTTTCACCTTGCCCAGTGTACGGGCCGCGCAGCTGCGCCAGATCGCCTTGAAGGCCTCGCCCTCTGCGAACGACATGCCGAGCGTCTCGATGATCTCCAGGCATTGCGCGTCGTAGCCTGGGCGCCCGTCGATCGTGCGTTCAGCCGGCACGCTGCAGGTGTAGTAGTCGACGCTGCCGCCGGTCTTGGTGGATATGGTCATTTGCTTTGATCCTGTTTGCGATAGCCGGCGTCGTAGAGCTCACTGAGGATTATCCCCGCTTCTACCGGACGCACTTTTGCCCGCTCAGAAAGGCAGCTAATAGCTTCGCGTACCCACTTCGCCTTTTTGTCGTATTCAACCTGCTCGGCGGTGCGGATAGGGCGAACTGCAGCACCACTGGTGGATAATATTTTGTTGCAGTTAATCCAGCAGATTGCCAACCCATCCTTGTGCGCGATCACTTCGCACTGGCACCACTCACCGCGCCAGTTGTACTCGCAAACCGAGCCAACCGGAGGCAGCCCTTTGCCATCCCAAGCCTTCTCCCGCGCCTTCAGCGCATCGACTGCGGCCTGCCATTGGGCGCGAGTGACGAAGACGTCTTCGGTCCTGCTCGCACGACGAGAAAGTTTTATCGACTTAGCCCTTCCACCGAAGAAAACCCAAGTATCCTGGTCGGATTGGCAGCACCTTTGAGAAGTGCATTCGGCTGGCCACTCCTTCAACTCTCGCGCCAAAATATCTACTAGCTTCACGATTGGATCTCCTTCCTGATCACCAGCCCGATGCGGCCTTTCTCCGGCTCGACGAGGCTGACGGTTGATTGTTCGGGGTCGCGCCAGAGAGCCGTGCCCTCGGCGCCTGCATTCTCGACGGCTACGCGGCGGGCGCAGGCCGGGCTATTGGCCCGGACCACCAGGTGCGCGACGTCGGAACGAACGAGGTAGAGGGGCATCAGGGGCGAACCTCCAGAGCGCTGAGACTAATTTCCGTAGCCATCCATCCGATAGGTGACCACCATTGGATAGCCATACCGTGGACACGATACCACCGCATCAAAGCTCGAGAGACGTGGGTGGCGTCAGTTGGGGCATTCTCCCAATTCATGACGAGATAGCTAGGACTGCCAAGACTCACTTGACACGCTCGGCGAGCATGGCGTCGGCCAGGGCATATGAAATCCGGGCCAACTCCTGCTCAGTAGTGCTCTGCGCCTTTCCGCCGTCATAGCGGCACGGATTGCCCAAAGCGAACAGGCCCGAACCGCCTGTTTTGATCAGCTGAGCCTCTGCGAACTTGGCAGCGAAATAGTCACGCAGGCTCATGCCCTCATAGGCACCCTGCTGGTGCTGCTGCTTGGTGTTCGGCTCAGTGAAAATTACGCCGGGACTGGGAAACGCTTGGGGCTTGCTCATGCCTATCACCTATCGGTTGGGTTGTTCGATAGGTGATAGGCTATTCGGCTTTGAACGTACTGTCAACCTAGATGAGCGCGGAGGATAGCCATCTGCGGACGGTCGGTCGTGTAGTTGTTGAGCGGCTGAACGGTGGTTTCGGAGCTGAACTGCACGCCACCGGCGAAGTACGCACCGTACGCCTGGTAGGTGTCGAGGTAGGTCAGGAAGGTGCCCAGCTGGGCCTGATAGCCCTGATCGCTAACGCTGGTGCCCGGCGGGACGCCGTATTCCCCGATGAACAGCTTCTCGCCCTTGCGCTGGCCCCACTGCAGGGCCGGCAGGATCTCGCCAGCCATCCGATCGGTGAGCGCCTGGCTCCATGCGGTGGCGTACGCGCCGCTGTGGTTCTGGTCGAAGTAGTAGTGCATCGAGAGCATGGTCCGATTGGCCGGGTCGGTCCACCAGATCTCCGGGTCCGGGCCGAAGTTCTGCGTGAAGCTGTGCAGGCCGGCGTAGCCATCAGTCTCGACGATGCACCAGGAGTTCAGGTCGCCAGCGTTGCGGATAGCCGTGATGCACGCTTGGTACATGAGCGAGCTCGTGGCGTACTGGCCGGTGAAGCAGAAGTCACGGTAGGCAACCGCGGTTGCGCCCGGTGTCAAGTTCAGTGCGTTGAAGTAGGCGGTGATCACGCCGCCCAGGTTCTGGATGCGCAGCCAAACCTTCGTGTCGCTCGCCCCGGTCGTGAATGGAATGGAGAGCCGGGTGCGCGTGCCCGTCTTGGTCATCTTGGCCGAGGCTAGTGTGGTGCCGAACGCGCTACCGGTATTGATCGCTACGTTCGGATCGTTGCCCGTACCGGCCGCCGTGTAGTAAAGCGTCAGGACGTAGGCGGTGCTCGGCTGCACGACATAACCACTGTCCGCGTCATTGCTGGTCGTGAAGTTGTCGAAGTTGCCGCTGGCGCCCACCATCTTGATCGCTGGCGCCCCGCCGTCGAATGCCTGGTCGGTCACTCGGGTGTAGATCGCATCGAGCGAGAACCCTTGCGTATTGAGCGCGAACTTGTAGTTGGGGATCAGCTGCAGGTCAGTGCCGGTTCGCTTGGGGTTGTAGGTGCCCGCCGACTGCGGGATCAGCATGTCGTGCGGCTCGTTCATGATGTCGTAGCCGAACAGGCCTGGACGGCCCTTCACGCGCGCAACGAGCTTGGTGTACATGTCGGCCAAGGCGCTGATCGGAACCCCAGCAGAGCCTATCAAGGACACTGCGCCATTGGTGCCGAGCGCCCGCCGCCGACCGTAGTTGTGGCAGTCCAGCAGCACGGTCATGCCGCGCGCGTAGGCCCGGTCGATGCAGGAGATCAGGTAGCCCAGGTAGGTCTCGTCCAGCGCGCCGTTGAGCGTTGGCTGCAGGCGCTCCCACAGATAACCGATACGGATCAGCTTCATGCCCTTGGAGGCGAAGTAGTCGAAGTCCGCATCGGGGTGCAGGTTGTAGTCCGTACCTGCCACACCCGGCAGTACCTTGGTGCCTTCGGACTCCATGCCCTGGAGCGCCAGGCCGCGCAGGAAGCGTGTCGGCGTGTCGGTGTAGGCGACCGTATCGTCGGACAGCCAGCGCCAGTTACCGGTGCCGTCGGCATAGGCGGGGCGCAGCAGGCCGTTGGCCGCGCGGATGTAGACCGTGCTGCCGTTGTGCTCGCTCGATTTGTAGCTACCCAGCTCGCTCAGCGTCTTGATTGCCACTGCAGCGCTCTCGCCGCCACCGCCCTCAAGCTGTCGGATGATCAGGCTCATGCGGTCACCTCGTAGGCTGCACCGCCGCTCGGCGTGATGCGCGTCGGGCTGTTGCCGAAGGCATAGATCCACCCACCATCCTCCTTGAACGTATCGACGACGATCCATGCGCCGCCTACCTGCTTCTCGACGGTCACCTGTCCGCCATTGGCCTTGACCAGCAGCGTGGAGGTGCCGTGATAGTTATTGGTCGTCTGAGTGGTGGGCATGTTGCGAGCCTCTAAGGGGATTCGCCCAATGGTACAGGGCTTATCGGCGTTTGAGTAGCATCCCGATCTGGTTGCCCTTGGCCTTCATCACTTTCTCAAGGGAATATCTGAGAGCGTCGATGTAGTGGTTGAACTTGTCCACGATCACCGGCAGCACCTCGCCCGTCAGGCGGTCGACCTTGTAGCTGTATTTCAGCAGCTCGTTCTGCACCTCTTTGCATGCCGGGTGCACGACAATCCGATAGGTCTTGAGGTGGTCCAGACCGTCTTCGACCGACCCTTTGCCCTTGACCGCGCCTTCGATCTGCGGCAGGTAGTCCGCCTTGTTGAGCCCGTTCGGGCCCTTGGCGCGCGCCAGGTGAGCGATAGACTCGGGCCGCGCGCTGTCGGCGATGACGCCGTGCTTCTCGATTCCCGGTACGTGCTCCTTGAGGAACTTGGCGGTATCGTCCAGATCGAGCCCGACCTTGCCAGCCTCGCGGTCGATGTACAGCTCGGTCTCGTCCGGGCTGATCCAGCAGCGTACGGCCGCGGTCGGGTCCTGAGCGTAGCCGAAGTCCAGGCCGTGGTACGGGCCGAGCCACGTGTCGTCCGGAAACCGCAAGCCTTCCTGCCAGTGGCGGCCGAGGATCGACGCTTTCGACTTCTTGAGGTAGGCCCCCTCCCAGATCCAGCTGTAGGTCTCCGGGTCGAGCGTGGCGCGCTGAGCCAGGCGCAACGTCTCAAGGCCGGCCGGGAACCAGGGGTTGTCCCGGTAGTTCATCTCGGCGATCAGCGCGGTGGGGTACATGGCGGGCTTCTCGGGGCTACCCCTGAACCGCAGGTCAACCGGTGAGCCTTCCAGCTTTGGGTTCCAGAGGGCCCACAGCTCGGCCTGCGGTTCGCGCAGTACGGTGGCTTCCAGCGCCAACCAGGCGTCCTCGCTGACGTCCTCGGCTTCCTCGACGATGGTCAGCCCGACCTTGGCCGTGGATTTCACGCCGTTGAGGTTGGCGTACAGGCCCTTGAACAGGAAGTCGGTGCTGTTGATCTTGCTGCGCAGATAGTCCTTGCCCACATCGTAGGCGTTGGCCAGCCACGGCTCGGACTCGATTGCCGCCTTGAGCTCTGCGTGGAAGGACTCCTTGATCGACGCCTGGATCTCCCGCACGCAGAGGATGCGCAGGGGGTAGACCACGCCCCAGATGGCCGCCATCTTGGCGAAGTTCATCGACTTGCCCGAGCCGCGACCGCCATGCGCGCCCCGGTACTGGACCGAGCCACGTGCAGGCGTGAACACCGGGATCAGCTTGGCGGGCAGCGCGACGTTGGCGTTACTCATCGGCCGGCGCCTCCTGCGCCACCAGGGTGATCGAGGTTGGCAGAGCGGCGAGCGGCGTGCCTCCCGGTCCGCTCAGCTCTTTCTTGTCCAGCACATAGCCGCACAACTGGGCGTAGAAGCGCTTCGCAGCCTCCTGGTCGTGCATCAGCACCTCGATGTTGCCGTTGCGGTCGACCTTCGTGCTCTTGAACAGGGCCCGGCCGGCTTCGGAGAGGTCACGCGTATCGGTCACGATCGTCACCTTCACGCCGTCCCCGTCGCAGTGGGGGCACTCTGGGTTGACGTCTCGCGTGTGGTTGAAGCCGTAGCCGCCCGCATAGTCGGGGAAAGGCGGCGCGTCCTTGCCAGGGCGCTCAGAGGCGGCCACTGCGGCTTCGAACTCGTGCTCCTTCCACTGGTAGCCGAAGTTCTCGCCCCAGCAGTGCCTGCAGCAGCGCGCTTCGATGCGGCAAAGCTCGGAGGGGTCTGCGGTCGCCACCAGCCAGGTACGGTGCTTGAGCTCGGCGGCCGTGACGTGGTGCTCCTCCAGGCGCTTGGCCTTGCGCGCCATAGCGGTCTCGTAAAGCGCGGGCTTGATGTGCGGCTGCTTGAACCAGCTGTACGCGCAGCTTCGCGCCACTGAGCGGGCGTACCCGGCAGCCAGGGCGCTGTTGTAGGGGTCAAGCGTCTCCTCGTAGCGCAGGATCAGTTCCTGCTCACGGGCGTTGAGCTCATCGAATCGGTCGGCCATGGCGGCTCGCCTCGTAGGTTGATCGGTAATTGAGCACATCGTACCACTCTTGAGGGTGCATAGGATGCGCATAGGATGCCAAATATGCCCGCAGCCCTTGCCGTACGGGGCTTTCAGGCCGTTTTGCATAGGATTGCATAGGAATGCAGGGGATGTTTTGGTCGCTACCAGATCCTGTGGTGCCAGCGGCGGGGGACGCCCCGTATGCCCTATATTATATATCTATTATTATTCTAAGAAGTATCCTATGCATCCTATGCAGATAGGCCGCAAGCCCTTGCATTACGCGGCTTTCAGGCTGCATAGGATGCCTAAAACCATCCCCTGCATTTTGGCCCTCATCCCCTGCATCCTATGCGCTTGATTAGCTGAGCGTATCGACTGCCTGCTATCGATTATAAATTTCATAAATTAAAAACCCCGCTCGGAGGCGGGGCTAAATTACAGGTCTACCAGACGCCAGATCATTCGTCCCGTTCGGTCCGTCTTCCCGATGAATTTTCGGCCATCCAGAGCCCTCCCTTTGACGTCCTTGAGGAAGTAGGAGAGCTTTTTAGGGTTCTCCCTGCCGTGGTTGTCGATGGTCACCAGGTCCAGGGCCTCTTTCCACAACAGGGCGTGTGCGCCGTCCACCGGCAGGTTCATCAGCGCAAACAGGGTGTGACCCTCAGTGCCGAAGCGTGCCGCCCAGGCCTCCATCAGGATGCGCAGCTTCTGCACCTCTGGATCCTCGCCCTGTTGTTCCTGCATTTCCTCGATTGGGTCGCCCCACCCGTACCAGACCACGGCTCCGCGCACGAGCCGATTCCAATCTTCGAACGAGGCGTAGCCCCCAATGTTAAGCCGGGTCTGGGTGGCCCCGTAGGCCGCATAGGTGGCCAGCAGGTTGATCAGGTCGCCGCGATAGGCTTCCAGGTTCTGCTTGATCAGGTCCAGCGGATCGAAGCTGTGCTTCTTCAGTTCCGGGTTCTCATCCGAGCACAGGTTGATCGGCAGGATGCGACGCACCGCATCGCCGGATACACCCACGTTGTTGCCGTTGAGCACCCAAACCGCACGGTTGGGCAGCTTCAGCATCTTCGATTGCCCCAGCAGCCGGCCTTTATAGACCGGTGATGTCAGCGCCATGCAGAAGTCGCTCGAATCGCGCAGGTAGCCTTTCACGTTGTCGAACATCACCGCCAGCGGCCCCTCGTCCAGGATCGCGGTGAGCTGCTTGGCCTGCTCCTGACCGTCGCTGCTGATGGCCGAGATGCTGACGTCCGCACCGGTGAGCGACAGGATGGCGGTCGACAGCAGCGTCTTGCCGGTGCCATAGGTCTGGGCGTTGACGATGAAAGCGGGCGAGGTGGCCAGCGCGGGCCTGCAGACAGTGGTGAACATGGCGGCCAGGCAGACAGCCCGTGCCGACTGATCGGCGAAGGGGAACTCAGCGAAGGGGGCCCACACACGATCAAGTGCGGCCTTCATCTCATCGGTATCCAGCAGCCGCGGCTCGCGCTTGGAGCACTTGAGCACGTACAGACCGGTGCGGGCGTCCAGGCCTTTCTCGCTGGCCACGCTGCCGTCAGCCCGAACGATCGGCAAGGGCACGGCCGCCTTGATCTCGCCCACGCCAGGGAACCACTCTCGCTCAACCACGCGGCGCATCAGGTCGCCCGGCAGCTTGGCGGGTACGCCCTTGCCGCCCTTCTCGACGCGGATGTGGGTCTCGACCTCGGAGGACAGTGTGTGCAGGGTATGCTTGAGGATACGGCCATCGGGCAGCACGGAGACCAACTGCTGGTTTCGCTGGAACAGGTTGGGGAAGGCCGGCAGGGCCTTGATGATGGCGCGTTCGGCGCTGACCAGCTTGCCGTCGTCCACCTCGATGCGGTCACACCCGACCGAGATCTGCTCCATCGTCAGCTTGCCGACCGTTGCCCAGGTGCTGCGCGTGTTGCAATTGCGGGCGATCCAGGCGCGCAGCTCGGGGGTATCGGCAAAGGCCGGATTGAACAGGAACATCTCGAGCACCCACTGGCAGCAGCCGCCTGCCTTCCAGCACAGGTCCTCCAGCACCGTCTTGGCATCGCCGGCCGCCCACCGCGCGCTGAATTCTCGGGTGTCACTGTTCTGCAGCTCGGCCAGCAGTTCGGCCGGGTCATGCGAGCCCTTGTAGGCTTCGACCGGCTCAAGCGTCCACGGATCGCTCTCAGGCACTGCTGAAGCCTTGCCGGGGATGGCTGGCGGGAAGGTATTGAAGATGGCCGCCGCATCCAGCGGGGTGCGCTGCGCCACGGTCATGCCAGCCCGGTGGTAAAGGGTGCCAAGGGTCACGCCCCGGTCGGCGGTAAACGAGCCCCAGCGCGCCGCAACGCTGTTCTCCTCGTAGGTGCCCATCGGATCGAGCTGGCACCATTCGACGAACAGGTCATAGCCGGTATCGCCGGAGCCTTCGGTGTTCTCCTGCCAGGCGTGCAGGGCCATGCCGACGTCCAGCCAGTTCTGACGGCGGAAATCTTCCACGTCCACCAGTTTGGACAGGGCCTCGCGGATCTTGGGCACATCGGACAGATCGCCGGTAGCTACCCGCTTCTCGTGCACGGTGGGCAAGTGGGCCTCGGTCGGGCATTCGCTCCACTGGTCGATGCACGTCTGGCCGGTCGTTTCAATCAAGAGGTACTCGCCTTCACCCGGCGGCCCGCCGATGTAGAAGGCCTGCGCCTGCGTGAAGGATTCGGTTGCCAGTATACCGCCCAGAGCCTTGTCGATGCCCTTGGCGAAGCGTAGGCGTTCAAGCGGCCCGTAATCCTGGCTCAAGGGTGCAAACACCCGCCAACGTGGCGCAGTCGGGATGTGGCTGTGGGTGGTAACCACCAGAGCCTGGATGCCGGCGGCATTAAGCAGCTCGGCCGCACGCTGGGGGCTGACCTGGCCATCATCGTAGTCGCACTCGACGCCCGAGATCAGCGTCATGGCGGCCCCGTGGCGCAGCGCACCCTTCTTGGTCTTGCTGCCATCGAACCGGGCAAACTTCACCAGGCGCGATTGCTCCTTGGGAGTTCGGCCGATCGAGCGAATCATCGAAACGAAGCTGCGCCAGGTACGCAACTCTTCAACCTTCTGTGTTGCCCCCAGATCGAAAAAGTGGGTCAGCACCAATTGCCGTTCTTGCGTCATAATTGTTTGCCTGTATACTCACAGATGAATAGTAAAAACTCAGGCCCGTCTCGCAAGCGGGCTTTTTTATGCGCGCGATATACGCATCATCATCAGCTCTTCGCCCAGTTTTCGAATTTCGTCAAAATGTAAAACCGCCGAAGTCACGTCCTTGAAAATCACCGTCCAGATAGGGCCGCAGGAAGCAAATTCGACCGAGCGCATCTGCCCCCTGGCGAAAGTGATGCAATCTTGCTCATCATCTGAATTCAGGCAGAACGCTTCCAGGCATAGGCACTCAGTCGCGGTCAGGCTTATTTTTTGCACCCCGTCTAGGCAAAGATCCAGGTACTTGC